CGGAACGTTAAATTCAACTAGTGCCAGTGGTACTTCTGGTAATCTTTGGGATGTAACGACCTTATCTTTACGTGATACTACTTCAATGGCACAATATGTTGGTAGTGGTCTCTGTTTCGAGTTAAAATATAAAACAGATGGTTCTTATGCAGTAGTTGGTGGTATGTATGTTAGTAAAAACAACTCTACAAGTACTGATTATAACTCTGATTTGATCTTATGGAATAGAGGAAGTAGTGGAGATATTGTATTTTCTTGGGGAACGACAAAGGGAGATTTATCTACAAATGAAAAATTTACCTTTACCTCTGCTGGAAATTTTAACGCCACCGGAAACATAACAGCCAAAACATTTAATGTAATGAGATTCAGAGGTTATGGTACAACAGATCCAACAACAGATTTGATCGAGGGAGATGTTTTTGATAACACTACCGGCGGTGGCCATAACGTAAAAATATATTCTAATAGTGCCTGGAGAAGTTTTGCAATTTAATAATATTTTATGGAATTATAATGAATATTGATAATAGAATAACTCTTACAAAGACACTTTCAAACCCGGATGAGTTTAATCATAATATTACTCAGTTCAGGAACGATGTTAGTTCATTAATACTGCAGGAGCTTAACCTTGAAGATTTTATATATAAATACTCTACTATTTATAGTGAAGACTATATAGAACAATTAAGGTTTACTCTTTTAGAAATGCGAGAAGAATTAATTGCACAAAAGATGTTGTGTGAGAATCTTGAATACTCTACTATTTTCCAGACAAGTTTTAATCAATCTGGTTTATTCTTACAGTATGATCCAAAATATTATAAAGATCCGAAAACAAACTATACATTTACAAGAGACAGTCTGCTTTCAGTCAACCTAAAGGCCGCAGCATTACAGTTGCCCATCCTTGATAAGGATACTGCAACGATAAAAAATATTGCCTTCAGCAATATACCTGTTGATAAGTCTTTGGTTTCTTCCACGAAACAGAGTGTATATCTCTATCAGAATACACCAGACGCATGTAATCTTGATGTTTTAGTAAGATTAAACAGCATTACGGAAATTAATAATATTACATTTAATATCAATAGTGAGTTTCCTGTTACATTATCAAAAATAGGATATTATAATAATGGTGTATATACTGAATTGAGTAATGTTAATCTGGAGAATCTGACAGGTTATGTAAGTATGCCACTTTATTTGAACAATGTAAACATCGAAGCAGATGCGGTATTGCTCAAATTTATCCTTCCCTACTGTAAGGCGACGAACAGGCTATATAATGTTTCAACTATACAAGAGTTATTACAAAAACTTATAGGTACATCTGAATATATTGAACTTGATAATTACACTTCGGGTGAATACTCAAGTTATGTTTTTCATTTTGGCATTGATGATATAGAACTAAGCAAAATCACATATCAGACAGAAGGCATCTTTATCGGACAACCTAAAAAGTTCAAAGAACCGGCTCATTTCAAGATCAGAGTTGACCAACAGTCATCGAATGTTGGCATTGAATATTACCTGTTTATAACAGATTATGACTCCAAGGGAAATAAACTTTTTGGTTCAACAAAACTAATTCCGATACTTATTGATGGCCAGACAAGTGTCGTTCGGGAAGTAATTAAATTTGTCAATAACAAAGCTATCTTGAATTTTTATCCTGACGATATAGAAAATGTAAGTCTTTACTGTGATGACGTTGTTGTTGCGGAATTCAATTTGTCTGGCAAAACAATTACTCTGACCGGCACGAACGATTCAAGTATATATACCGTAAGTTATATTCCTTTCCACCTTACCAAAGACTATGTAACGCCACTTGTAAATCCACAGACAACTGTTGAATATGAACATGAGTTTATATATGATAATAATAATGAATGCAAAGTTCTGATTACTACAGACGAAGGAGGGGTTAAAACAATTGCAGAAACTACACCGAATAATGAAGATGGTATTTCATATATCAAAATGGTCCTTCCATATGCTTATGATCCGACAAAAGCAATTACTATAAAACGTTATCTGAATAATAACAAGAATTTGCTTGATGATGCCGCACCCGTATTCTATATGTCCGGGGAAAATCAGAATGTATTTATTGTCGGAAGAATTCTGTATTTGCCGTTTAATTCCAGTTTATATCCAAAACTTACAACGTCTCTGTATATAGTAAAAGGAACATTGTTAAACATTTCAGTTACAGACGATGTATTGCTTTATTACGGCAAAGATAATTCTCTGATAATAAACTATGATGCTTTTGCTGCGTTATATGGATCGACTTACAGTTATACACTTATTAATCCTGTTATAATCGCGCGCCTGCAGGATCTTACAAATACAGAAACATTTCTTAATCTCAAAAAATTCTATCTGTATTCAAACACATTTAATGATTACATCCAAAATCCTAAAATATTAATAGAAACATGAGTATAATTACAGATTCCGGCAAAGACAGTCAGTATATTAATGATGTAAAATTTATCGATAAGAAAAAACAACTACAGACCGTACAAGAAAAGCAACTCGCAGATATAAAGAATAAAATGCTTTCTTCGTCTATCAGAGATGACAAGTTTTTTACACCTGTTTATTTTACAACTTCCGATTTTGTTATTGGCGAAGAACTTGATGATGCTTTTACACAATGTGCAGAAGACCTTTCTGTCATTAATAATGCAATAGATACTCTTACATTGAGTGTAAATAGTTCTAAGGACATTGTAAAAAACAATCATACCAAATTACAGTTAAATATAAACAGACTTTCTTCGTTCATAGACACTGTAGCGATGTATAATGGAACCGCCTTTTCCAATGTGGTTCCAATAACAGAATCTTTTGGCAGTGATAATGATTTGGTTAATAACTCAATAAGCCTGCTTGCTGATACATTTGAACAGAAGTTAACCCTGTCCCCTACATTGATAGAGGTTGATAATCTGTCTAATACCACTATAGTTGTAAATGATACGTCAAACGGTGCATTTACAAATGAATCACCAGCGGATAATATTATCGATGGTTCTGATGTCACATATGCCGAATACTATCAGACGGCATCTGCCGGCAAATTGCAGTTGAACTTTAATATTATTCTTGAAACACCAAAGATTATTAATTATCTGTCTATTGTCCCCAATAATTTCAATACCCAAAACTGGATACATGTTGAAGATATACTTACATCTGTCGACGGATCTTCTTTTACATCAATTTATGATAGTAATACCTTTTACCGGAAGTTTCTGTTTAAGGAAGAAGATAATGCTACCATTGTAGAATTAAATCCGAATAAAAACAAATCTATAAATAAATTTATCTTTGATTTTCAACCTATCCGTGCAAAATACATTCAGATTATACTTTCACAGGAACAATTGCATCCGGAAACCGACAACCTGCGTATAGGTATAAACGATATAAGTATCGGAAGAATAAAATATAAGACTTCTGGAAGTGTTGTAATAAAAAAGCTATGTAATCCTGCCGATGTCAAAACACTTGCTATACACACAGATCAGAGGTCGCTTGTTGATTCAAGAATATTGATCGTTACATATCAGATATCATTTGACCAAAATACCTGGTATGATATACAACCCGTATCTTCGAGCGGAACTAAACCTGAAGTACTTTATTTTAACTCATCATGGCAATCTGGTTCGGTTGATTTGTCGGCGGTTGATAGTGATTATATTTATATCAAGGTTTCGATGTCAAAGAATACGAGTGTTTCGGATATAAATGATTTGTTATCTTCATATTCTGTAAGTACAAATGAATATTTTACTTTTCCGGTTCTGTCTCCATATAAACTAACACTAAATAAGACTGCCGTTAAAAGCAGTATTAATCTCTTTGCCCTACCATATATGGCTGCCGGGAAAACTGGTCTTAATGATAAGGTTCTTGGTACCGTTGAGGCAAATGTATTTTATTATGAATTTGCCGTACCATTTAACTTGAACGATATGGCTGAGATTTTTATCGGACAGAGATCTATCCAGAAATACAGTACCATTGAAAACTTGTTACTTACTGAGGATGTGGGATATTACTACGAAAACAATATTATACATATTGCTTTCTATACGGGTCATATTGAACGCAATAATGTAAATGATCCCATCCTTATGTCAATCAACAATGATACTGCTATAATATCAAAAAACAATTCTTATGCGGGTCAACTTGTTACACTAAGAATCAATGCAGAAATTGTTTCAAGTAAAAGTAGATGTATAACATTATCCTATGCAACTGATGGTATCAAAGAAAACATTTCTGTCAGACGTCTGAAATTTGATACTGACGGAAAAATATTACAGACTGTAAATATAGATTTGCTTCCTGCTGGGATGAATCAGTTAAGACTTTCGGCTAAACCTATTTCAACAGAAATAGTAGAAATACTCGGAAGGCATCAAATAAAATTCACAAACGGAGTCAATGAATTTATTGATGCTGATGATGATAGTTTCTCAATTGATTATGACAATAGAGTCCTTTATCTGAAAACGGTTTCTACTGCAAAACTTGGTGTCAGTTATCTTAAAGAAGAGGCATTTGAATTGAATTTAGATGACTTTGATATTGCCTCTGATTTTCAGACTGCAACCATAAGAGAGTGGGCGTTTGATCCCGATTCATATTACGAATTTAAATATAATATATCTGTTACTGTTCCTAACAGTTGCTATACTGTCTCTGCAGATAATAATTCAATACAGATAACTGATATAGAAATAATGAAATCCCTACTTGGCATCAGTACGTTTACAGATTCAAATCTAAAGATCAAAATAAGTTATTTATATAAAGAAAATCTTAAGGAAGTTCTTGGAGAAATTGCCGATTATATTTCTCCGGTTCTTAATAAACTTACAATATTATATAGTATATAAAATGAAATTTACAGACATAAGAGAGCAGGTAATAAAACAATTCATAATAAAAGAATTACTTGATGAAAGTATTTATCCATCACTAGAACTGGTGTGTGCAATGCTTATCAGGGATTATCAGAATAGTAATATTGGACAATGTCTTCTATTAAATAAACATCTGATTGTTAATGGTGAAACTGCTTCCGCCAGAAAAATAAATGAAATTATGAAACTTATGGATATAGATATCCAAACATTATACAAATTTATCGAGTATCTTGAGAAATTATATACGGATTCGCAATCCGCAGCCCTGCAAAAGATAAATGCACTCAATCGGCTTTGTGCAGAACTTGAATCATACGCAAAAGCGATCCTTCTTTCTAATACTGATGTCTCCGGAACAACTGAAATTATCAGTGAATCGTTTTATAATACAGGCAAAATAGATCTATTAAATACGACAGCAAATGTTGATGTATCAAAAAATGAAATTACGGCAAGAAAAGAGAACATAAAAACATATACCAATTTTGCCTCATATGTAATAAATCCTATTATTACAACATCAACAAGTAATATAAAAATAATTCAGGATAAGGACATTACAAATGCATTTGATAATTCTCTAGCAACATATTTTATTTATAAAGCATATACTCCGGACCAAGGGATATTTGAAATATCAATAAAACTTCCATTAAAAAAGGTCATTGAATTATCCCAGTTATCAATGGATCTTTGTGGTTCAAAATATGATGTTAGTCTTGTAATGCGTGTTAATGGTATTTATAACAATATTGCCAACTATGCAACTTATACAGACCAGTGTGTTATCAATTTCGATCCTGTCGAAACTGATTATATTATAATAAAATTAAGATCTGCATCCGGTACAAAGTGTAATGCTGGTATTGAATATATTTTTAATCTAAATAATATCCGTTTTTCAAAATTGAATTTCAGTAGTGAGTCCATATTTACTACTTCCGAAATTAATACAGACAGTGATTTTTCTATTATTGGTCTCTATACCGAAGAAACAATTCCAAATACTGGAAATATTTTATATACAGTACATTGGAAAACAGAAAATAATGGCATTGCAAGTTGGCATACAAGTTCAATTTTTCCATATAATCACAGTGGAATCGATCTTACTAAATATTTGAACATTGACGAATCATCAGAATCGATCATATCAATAAAAACGATTGATTTCACATTGGTGCATCCGTATATTTGCAAAGCAAATATATCTACAACAGCTACTTTAGATTCTGATCAATATAATAATCTCCGTTATGTTCAACCCAAACTGCTCAGAAATCTTGGTGGTTTTGATATCTTCAATAGTGACACTGGCATAATTACTACTGTCTTATATGTTGTCAGCGATTTTACTGTAGATTTTTCACTGATTCCAGGAATAATAACCGGGGGTAGTTATAAAAACTATAAGATTACAAACAAACTTTCTTTAAGTCCCGGTTTCTATACATTTTCATTTAACAGTAGCAACCTAATAAGCACATACAAAACTTACCTAGATTCAATTGTAGGTGATAATTTTAAATATGGTTCGAATGTAGCTTCTTATGTCATTCCACAGGACTTTATTAACCGCATTGAAGATAATAATTATAATGTCCATACCATATTGCCAAACAAAGACGGCGGATATAATCTTGTTATAAAAATGTTGAATGGCAATGTAACTTCCGACACGACATGGGATAAAGAAAGTATGCTCTTTGTTTATGCCAGTTTCAGTCCGAATCAGATCGGCAAGGCGGTAAAACTTGTGGCAAAAATAACTTCGTCTGGAACAGAGACGCCAAAATTAAAACAATTTAAAATCAAATTGAGTTAAAATATGAATTTGCAATTCGATCAATCAACGATGCCAATCTCAGTAGCAAAGGGAGCTTCGTTTAAATCAGAAGATATCAATGCCTTTACCAAGGCGACTGCCGGCGATTTTGCAACACTGTCTTCGCTATTGAACGATAATGTGTTCAAAATATTAAATACGCTGCCTGCCTTTTATGATCCTGAAAATAGTCATCTTGATGGTAAGGGTTTTTATGTTGATTCAGATTCGACTATTGTCAAGGATAACGGTTTATTTTATTTAAATGACACGCAGAATGCCAGCAACAGCAGGCCACTTACTGTATATGAGACTTTTATTTTGATCATGCAGATACTTGCCAACATAGAAAATGCACAACGTGAAGGAGTTACCGTTGGTTCATATGCAAATAAGGTGGCCGTCAGTTCTACGTCTTCGCTAACATATGTTTGGCCATATGCAGACAGAATTTATCAGTCTAATCTTTTTGAGATTTCCGGAGGCAATATTGTTCCGGCAACTCTTACTTATTCTTTAAATCCAACAACCAAGATATTAACCGTTTCCTCGGCATCTCCTAAAAATATCTGGGGTTATATCTGGCATCCAGTATATTCATTTTAAGGTAACAGCATGAGCAACAGTACATTTCAGTTTAAATCCACATCAGACAGTCCTGCTCGATTTGAATTTGTTGATATAATTAAAAACACTCCGCGTAATCCGCAGGATTATGCAGACCTGCAAAGTATTATACGGTTCAGGTTAGCCTCGATGGTTTCTGAATTATTTGGCAACTGTCGTATATCTCAGGTCACAGGTCCGTTTACAGTAGAGACCGTTGAAACAGTAAAATATTTTAAAGCAGATGGCATATGGTACATTGATGGTTATCGTATTGAGCTTAATGATGTGATTGCATCAAATAGTGTTTCCAATACCAACGACTATTGTATCTGGTTCGGTTTTGAATTTGCAGATGTCAGTACGGATATATATAACGGCGGCGTTATGCACGATACATTTACCGGCAGTCTGATTGAAACATCGAAACGGGTTATTATGGACGTCGGTGTAGCGGTTAGCGCATCATCTGATGTTGTTCCGTCCGAACTGGATGAATATGCTTATAAATATTATATTGCAGATGCACACTGGGATGCAGAAAACGTAACCTGGACATTTGACGAATCGTCCTCTTTTAAATTAATAAATCAGAAATATTCCGATGCACTTGATAATATTAGTCGTGCAGTCAGCAAACTTGCCTTAGATGATAAAACAGTAGAGATTGGACGTCTTGTTACGGACAATACAACTGCAAAGGCAAAATTGCTTTTCGAACAAGTTACCAATGAAAAATTAATGTTTGGTTTTACAAATGATTCCGGCAAATTGCTCGGAGCATTGGAAATTGTCAAAGAAAATGACGAGTGGAATCCTGTTCTTTGGATGAAGGAAGACACAACCGGTTATCCATTGTCATATATGACACCGGATGGTTTTTCCGTATTTGATAATAAAGGCCAGGTAGGAAGGTTTGATAATAAGAGTATAGCTTTTGGAAACAACACAACCGGATTTTCCGCAAATAATAAAGAGATTAAATATACTACATCTGGCAAAAAAGGTTTTCATGTTAAACGCGAAGTAAATGAGTCTTCCCAAAAACTGCTCGATGTTACACCCGATGAAGGTAATATAGTTGCAACACCCGATGATCCTATATATGAAACAGGATCTTCCTTTGCAACTTATAATACCGGTAATCCTGTATCTGCAGATACAACTGCCATTTATACTTTCGTTTTTACCGAGATACCCAATGACAGACATTTCCAGGTTAATCACAGACTTGCCCTTGCCGATAACTGCCTTACAAGCGGGTTTGTAAAAGTAGATGTACACGTTAAAAGTGGTACTGATACGTATACATTTGTTGATACACAGAAATACCTGTTGAAACCTGGCGATGTTATTGTTGATGATCCGTTTCTTATTGCACTGCCGAGAAAGTTCGATATAGACAAAGATGCAAACAATGCAACAGTGAAACTTACTTACTCACTTGAAACATTTACCGCTGATTATAATATTGCAGCTGAAGTTGGTTTTAAACACGACGAGAATATTAGTTACGAATTGGTTGCTGATATGTCGGTTGTAACTGAAGTTGACGTCCTCAGAATCAATGACCATGTTTTGTATGTTGATGACAACGGTAAACTCAGAATGAAAGAATTGTCGAATCTTACAAATCCGGCTGCTGAAGTTGCTCTGTTAAAAGACAGTACTAAAGGATATTCTGAGGGAATACGTACAGTCGGAGGTGCAACGTCTGTTATTGTCGATTACAATTCTACTGACATACCCGAACCTATATATGAGGATGAGAACTTTGTATTTCCTGTTGTGGACAAAATTGCCGCCGCTACAGGAGCGGGTCTTATGAGCAAGGAAGCTTATAATACACTGCTTTCGTTAGAAGGTTCGTTCAGTTCGCTTGCCGTTGCAAACAGGTATCCGAGAAATACTGTTTTTGTTTCCAACCAATGGAGAAATGATTTGGACTATGATGCAGTTACAAATAATTTTCCTTATTTCAGTGACATCCAGTCGGCTATCAACTGGATACAAAATCCTGTTGCCAATAATGGTGGTGGAAGCGATTCCGCAAGTGGCACTGCCACAGATAGTAGTGGCGCTGTAATTATTCTATATCCAGGTGAGTATGGTTCAGGTACACAGGAAATAAAACTTGTTCCATATTCATACTCACTAAACAAACCGATTGCTATTGTCGCTCCATGGCGCGGTACTACAAAAATTACTGCTACTATTAAGGATGGAGAACAGGCGGCGACCGCCTTTATAGATGTTCCTGTCGAACCTACCGGTGGTGTAAGAGCGTTAATATCCGGCAATTCAGGATCCAATATAGTGTTTGGTCCTAATGCTACGATTACTGCCGGCATCAATAATACAAATGGGTTGATTGCTATTAATTCTGCTGATACAGTTCATTTCTATGGATCAATTTCACATCTTGGAACTGCTACCGGGCAAAACGGAATTATACAGATCGGATATAATGGAACCGGAAACGTTAATGTACATTTTCATAATATAATTACACATACAGGCGGATGTTTGTTTAATATAAGTAGTGGCAATGTTTATCTTCATAGTCAGGTTGTATCTACTGAAACTTCTACCAATTACCAAAGCAATGCACTCTTTTATATTAATAACAATGTTGCAAAAGCAGTTAATCTTTATATAAATGAAGATATCATAATGAGTAATCTGCAGTTTATATACTCAACATCAACACAGTCATCTGCCAACGTGAATATCAAAGTTAAGGGAGACGTCACAGCAAACTTTTCTGCCGACACTGCATTTGTAAATCTGATAAAAACTAAACTTGAATTCAGCGGACATCTGAAAAATACAAATACGATTTATACCGATAACAAATCTGTCTTTGCCGTTGGAGATCTTTCAAGACTTATAACAAGAAACACCCTTCTCGAAGTTGCTTATGGTAGTATAATTTCATTAAGCGGGAATACTCCTGGTATGCTCGTGACAAATTCGACACTTATAACAAAGAACGATGCCATAGGTACTTATTCAATCAAGAATAGCGGTACCAACTCGCTGTTAGCTGCAACATATTCGCAGGGGAGTCACCCTGTAAGTGCCGGCAGCGCTACATTGGTTGGTTTGTTTACAGAAAATCCTTCATTACGTGTATTTGTATTTTAATTATGAATAAAGGTGATATTCTTATTGTCTCTAAAGATAATATTGAATTAAGTGATATATATATTATTTATGACAGGACACTTGCGCTCACCTTTTCCATCTTTGGTATTTCTATAGTTAATACGGAAAATCTTGTAAAGGAAAATGCAAAGATTCTTACGTTGGCTAGAAATATAAATTATCCCCGTCGCAAAATGCTTGGAAATTTTATTGCCGGGTTAATTACGGGAGATGTTCAGACTACTATTAAGGAAAGAATGAACATTCTTAAATACATCCTCTGGATGTACAAAAAAATATTAAATATTAATTTAATAGACACACCAATACCAGTTAGTATATCTAGTCTTTTAAAATCAAGACAATTATTTCATATCAAATAAAATTACCTACAACTACATAAGAGACTATTATGGTCGACCAATTCAAAACCCAGATTGACGATATAAAGAAACGTACGTCCGATATTAAAAAGATGTTTGAGAAATATGATTTCAATGGCGATTTATTCGCAAAGATTTTTGATAGGATTCCGGTCTTTATGTTTTATAAAGACTGTGAAAATAGAATTATAAAAGTCAATCGGTTTTTCTGTGATGTTTTGAATGTAGAAAAAGAAGATGTAGAAGGAAAGCATATGAGTGAATTCACTGACGATAAAATAGTGGTTGCCAAGTATGCACAAAATGATATTGATATAATTGAATCTGGCCAACCAAAGACAGGGATCATTGAGCCAATGTATGATATGGATAGATGGTTTCGTACTGATAAGTTCCCTGTCTTTGATAAGAAAGGACAGGTCATTGGGGTTCTGGGAATGTCTGTGGAGGTGGTAAAATAATGTCCGATGACCTGTCTTATCAGAAGATGCTCTTCGAAAATATTATCAACAATCTTGAAGCTGTCAATGCGTCTCTTGAAAATGTAATAGAGAAGACACATCAGCTTGAACTCGATATTCAAAAGGTAGACCAGAAGGAAGCACTGCATCAATCGGGTTGTCCTTTAAATAAAGTTTATATCGAAGACATGATTAATACAGCCTTGATGAAAAAACAGGTTGAACGACCGTCAAAGATTAGTAAAGCTATTATGTGGGTAGTAACTATTACAAATCTGCTTATTCTATCTGCACTCGCAATCACACAATTATTTTAAACGGAGAAAAAATGAACTGGAAAATAACAGGTTGGTTAAAAAAGAACCAGACTGTTGCCACTGTCGGACTTATTGTTGCCTGCGCAATTGCGTTTTTATGGGTTACACCAACAATAAATAATATCAATAAAGTTGTAACCGAAACATCAACTATAGCCGCCAATGTACTCGTCGATTCAACAGGAGAAGGTCTTCAAAAAGTTATTGATCTACAGGATAAAATCGCAGATACCAAAACAGATGGGATATGGATGCTATATATGAATTGGCTTACACTTTCTTTTATCGGAGTTACAATGACAGGCATGTTGGCCTGGTGGTTGCAACATATATTTACTAATCTTTCATTTACAAAAAAGAAATTCACAGATGAAGATGGAATTCTGAATAAACAGGACAGATATAATTCAATGTCAGTTCTTGCTGCTTCGCTCATCAGTGCAGCATTGATTGTTTTAATGTCTGCTTATGTAGTTTTTGCTATTCTGAGTCTACAGCAATGAAACGTTTATTGTTGTTAATTTTATTATCGGCGTCTCTTTGCTTTGGACAGTCTCGTATTACAAATACAGGTATTGAAGTAATTAAACACTACGAATCATTCAGGGCAAAAAGTTACCTCTGCCCTTCTTCTGTATGGACTATCGGCTTTGGGAGTACTGAAGGTATTAGACCTAATATGACAATAACACTTGACAAAGCTGTCATTTTATTGAAGAAGGACATTACAAGATTTGAACAACACGTGAGCGGAAAGACGACAAGGATATTAAAATGGAATGAGTTTGATGCACTTGTGTCGTTCTCTTTTAATGTGGGTTATCAGATAAAAGGCAGTCTACGTACTGCAGTTAATAATGGCAATACAAAATTGGCGGTTTTCTACATGAAAAAATACAATCGCGGGCGTGCAAAAGGTGTGTTAACAGTTTTACCTGGTTTGGTAAAGCGAAGAAAAACTGAAGGAATTTTATATGAAAGCGGTAAACTTGTTTTTTAATAAAGCACTAGAGTGGTTCTGGACTAATAGAAAATATACTATTCCCATTACGGGGGTTCTGATAGCTATTCTGTATGTGTATTTAAAATTTAATAATTACAACAACCAGATTGCTGATCTTAATAATGAACTGATTAAACAGAAGGGTTTTACACAAATTGCCGAAACACAATATGAAACTCAGGTTCAGATAGTTAACGATTTGAAGATTAAGAATAAAGATTTGAATAAAAGATTGGACGAGACAGATAGAACCGCACGACATTGGGCATCCTTATGTATAGTTTATAAAGCCAAACTTAATGCAATCAGCACTCAGCCGGTTGGCAAGGATACTGTTTATATAGCCGGCGAACCGGTCATTGTGGATTCAACAGACAGGATGTTTGAAGAGACTTTTAATAATGAAGTATATATAGCGGGATACTTTCAGACTGTATCTCCTTTTGATTTATATATCAGAAGTCTACAGTTGAAATTTAATATTGAAGTATTGTTGAGCGAAAGCGAAAACGGCAACTGGTTTTATGACGTTGATACACACTCAAAATATCTAAGTGTAACAAATATGGACATAAAGTTGGCGCCCAAAAAGAACAGTTGGTACATGGTCTATGGTATAGATAGTAAGCTGAGAAATGTAACTATATGTGGTGTCGGTATAAATGCCGGAATTGGCTATGGGGATAATATGGTCACAGCAGGTTATTCTGTCATTCAACAGACTACACCTATATGGTCAGTGGGGTTTTTAAGAAGAATTGCGTTTTAAGGAAGAAAGTCATGTCTGATTTAGAAAAAAAGATAGAGGAGGTTCTTGCTTCCTATGTGCCGAAGTTACAATGGAAACAGTTAGATACTGTCCGGACTACTGCAGTTAATAAGGCGCTTGCAGATATCGAGAATATAAAAGCACAAATTGTTAATCTTACAAAACCTGAAGTAGATATGAGTTCCTATGTACCAAAATTACAATGGAAACAATTAGATACTATTAGAGCGGCTCAATATAGACAGATTGAATTGAAAATAGAAGAATTAGAAACAAGGATCAATAATATAGGATCATGGGTTTCCAAAACAATTCGTATAGGGCATACATTCACAATCTATGGTGAAATTAAAGTCCCTTCAGGAAATACTGATTATATATGTCCTTTCTTCCTTGACCTTCCAACAGGACAAACTGCAAAACTTGTAACTTGCAGATACCTGATTAACTCAGGTGTTTCGGTTGTGTTTAAATTACAAGTAAACGATTCAGACATTGCTGGATTTACAGGTTTATCGGCAACCATGGTTGCCGAAGCTAATCCGGCTGATGTTACATTGGTGGACGGAGATAAAATCGCATTAGTAGTAACCGCTGTGTCGGGTGCACCAGAAAACTTATCAGTAACAGTCTTTATAGACTACACTGTGTAATTGATTTATGATTCCTCTTTGTTTGGTAAGGCGAATTTTATAGATGGTTTAATTAATCTGTCTGTTATTTCGTATATGCCAAGATAACCAACCTTTACAAGTTCATTTGTATATTCTTCGATTTGAGATATACAATATTTACGTGATTTGCTTGGAGAAAATCCAAAGATCTGGCGTGCTAAATATTCAATGGGAATTTCGATAGGACGGTTATGTTTATAGAATCTTTTTGACAATACCCGGTACAATTTACGAGCACCGGGTTTTTTTATTTTAAGATAGAGGTCAAAATCAAGTGGTTTTATATGGCCAGACAAAATACTGTCAGCTATTTCTTTGCCCCAGGTAATTTCAACATTTTTAACAGTATGATAACTGTCTATAATGTGAAAACCTGCATGTCCGTATGTCTGTGTCTGTTTGTTATACCAGATGTCAGTTTCAAATATCATTCCTGCCAGACGCCGCAGTGAGTCTTTTATTCTAGCAGAGTTTTTACCGGCTTTCTTAAGTTTTAATCTTCGTACAATTTGTGTGACACTTTGAATGGTTAATACGCGTGAGTTACTGAAGTAGGATTCTGAACCGAACGAGATAAGAGCAAGAAGCAGGTCCTCGTCCTGTGGTAGAAGTGTGTTTGTTTTTTCATCCTGGATATAATAGATACGTAAATATCCTGATATTGGATGATGATTGTTTTTGTTATATATGGATATTCTGTATTCTCGATTACTAGTTGTTTCTTCAGCTTTTGTCTCTTTGCCGAATGCAACGAGAGGCCAATCAATTATATTGACAAGATCGTATGTATTCAAAGGTGTTCCAAAAGTTTAATTATCCACATATAAACACTATTATTATTAATTAATGATTTTGTGCCTTTAAAAATATCTACGCATCAAAAATGCATATTATAAGGTAAATTCCCAAGAATTAAGTGCGATAAGTACACCGTTTTATTGTTTTGGTTCACCAATTTGTTAAAATAGTACACAATCTTAAAAATAAAGTTCACTCAAAACATTTTTCAGTTCACCATTACTTCAAATAATGCAAACAAAAATGTTGATAAATACCTCTACCAAATAGTACGCCGCACATTAAGAGAAAATGGCCGGAATAGAAAGGTTTATTCTTTTTAGAAATAAATCTGTGAGTTATATCAATCCGGCAAAATCACCAAATAGTACACTCGAAATTATTTGTTTATTGGCTGAAAGTCAAGAAAAATATACCCCGGATCATAAGAATCCGGGGTTAGGAGTAACTCTTTCGATTATTTAGAAGTATTGGATTCTGATTCATAATCCTCTTTGAGCCATATTTTGAAGACATCCTCATCGGGTTTTACACTGATGACAACGGCTTTCGGCTCTTTTGGTTTATTTAACCAGGCAAGAATTTTACTAAGCGATGTGATAAGCCATAGTTTTATCATGCGGCCATTTCCAATACAATATTGGCACGTTTACCCATTTCCTTAAGAATGTCGGTCATTATACTTATGACCTGTTCTTTTATGTTGTCTATGTCGCCCGTCTTGGCGACAATTCCGTACCGGCTTAAGATGCCGTCAAGTCCCATCTCACTTGCATGATTTGGATCTCTGTCGGTCGCAATGAACCTTGTACCATCTTCATTCAAACGCACAAGATCAATGTAATATCCGTTGTTACGTGTTATTGCGGATAATTCATTTAAAAATCTGGTATCTGGAATAAGAATAATTGCAGGTTGTTCGATATTATTGCCATAACGATTATCGATTTCCTTTATTGTTTCCATTGTTTTATCCACCCAATATTCCTCTCCGCAAAGACTGCGTCTAAAACCTGTTCCCCAGAACTGGAGTATAGGACTATCTTTTTCGTCCATTCCCCAATATGAAGTGATACCCCTTTCTTTGAATATTTCATTAATCTGAGGCACTTCAGTGGCTTTAAATTGCAGATAATCACCATATTCGGCATTATCAAGCAATTGATACCACACGTCCGTTTGATTACTGACTCTTACAATCAGAGGATATTTTCTTTCTTCATTTTTAACTTCTTTGTATAAGCTGTCAGCCCAATGCGCGACATGAACATTCTTGTATAACTCACTTATCATAGAAGCAGTTATATCTTTTCCCTGACGTGCTTTATGGCCTAAACCTATCAGTATTGAACTCATTGTGTTTCCACCTTTTCTTTGTATTGTTTATAAATCATTAATATCATCATGGCCGCCTCATAGAGGTAGCCTTCGTCGGTCTCGAGTAAAAACCGATTAACCATGAGTTCTATGTCGCCAGGAGTAATTTGGTTTATACTCTCATGGAAAATCGGCAACAAGTGCATGTCCTCCGTTCCACCATTGGCGTCAAGTCTTGCCGAATAATCAAATAGTTTTGCTGCGAATGGAGGTACAAATTCGATAAGTTTACGTGTCATTGTGAATCCTTATTAAGTTTGAAAATACTTTCAAACCCAAACCGGATTATTGATGATGTGTATTTATGAGCAGAGAGTCTCTTTGTTTAATATTGAGAAGTCAATATGCCAGTCTATCTTACTCCTCTCTCTCCATATCTCAAAGGATTTTTCAATATATTCTATTGCCTGGCTTTCAGTGATTTTATTTATTTTCATGAGATGATTAATTACCAAAGAACTTTCTCCTTTCATCTTAGCCAAGCCAGGATGTTTTACTCTGTGGCAGTTCTTGCACAGGGCTATTAAACCAGCTAATCTCTGTGTCTTCGTGTCATTGTTAAACTCCCAGATTTCATGACATTCCAATCTTCCGGAAACTCCGCAGATCTCACATCTATATCCGGCATTTGCATAGCAGTTGTGACGCAGTGTGTCCCACTCTGTTTGGGAAACGAGTGAACGGACATTGTTATACCATGTAGTTGACGGAACAAGTTCGATAGTTAGTTTCATTTGTTAATTCTCTCTGTTATATAACAGCAGTAAATCCCTGCCGGCCAATCAAGGCCAGCAGAAATTCCTTTATATTATTAATAACAAACATCATGTTATTGAAAAACGAAGCTATATAAGAAGCCACCATATCAAGCAGCAAGTTCATATGTTTCTCCTTTTGCCGCATACCAGGTGTCAAGGGCGCCCTTATTACACAATTTATTATATGGACAATCAGTAATTTGTTAACCTACCAACTTTTTATTTGGTAGTTCTATATCTTTTTTTTGATATAGTTCGGCGTACATTTTCATCCACTTGGGATGTCGGATACTCTTGGGTGAATTATATTTATTCATCACCTACGCTCTACGGTGTCAATCTGTCTTTCGCGATCAGATTGCTTACCACGGTATTTGCATCTCAGCATTCACCGTATTTACCCAATTCCATTAGTTATATTGCTATAACCCCAGCCATTGTCGTATAGCTGCATTGCCAGTCGCCCTTGTATTCTTTCTTCTTCATATGTGTCTCATATGCAGTATCACCGATATCACCGTTGTCATGCATTTTTGTTATCTGCTCCTCACTATATATAAGATCGAAGTCTTTTTCTGGAGGATCAAGCTGTTCAAATGTTGAACCGCCCCTAAGCAGAATTGTATCAGTATTCACTTTTGCCGCAAGTCCTGCATAACGTGCATAAATGTCTTCAACAAAGAAACGATAATCTATTTCTCCGTTGACCATTAAACGATGTTTTTCACCTTCCTTGACAATGGTAATATCGAATTCTGTTCTATTGCAATTGTCTCTTAGGAAGTATACCAGTTTTCCACCTATCAAATCTGGATCATCCCGGTGAGTATAGAGGTAAGTAGCCAACTGGAGCATATTACCATCTTTCGGAATTGCTTTAACGAATTTCCTCGCCTTACCTCTTCCTTCATGATGGTCAAATAAACCTCTTGCTACACCCTGTTCTTCTCCATTGTGTATCTTCCCACCCCAAGTAGTTTTAATCTCACAGAATATATAACCAGTTTCTTCGACTGGTATTTCAACTACAAGATCTATTTCTCCTGACACATGAGAACCTCTATCCCAGAATTTTACACTATTGTTATTATATATTCCAGCCTTCTTTGACAGGTCTGCAATGAATTCTTCTATAATTCTACCAAGTGCAAAGATATATTCTGATTTTGTTGTTGTCGGATCAGACGGTGGCACACGCATAAGTCGATACCATGATTTTCTGGCACAACCTCCCAATACAGAAGCTTCTTTTGTATCTGGATCAATGGCAATCACAGAGGCTTCGCTTGGGTATAAAGAATCCCTACGCTCGCCCGAATACCGATGTTTCATTATTGCTTCATCGAGTTTTGGCCAGAATCTGAACGACTTTAGTTTATTGTAATCCATTATCATCCTTATTAATTAATTAGTTAAAATTTCTTTCTGTATATCTCTAATAATCATCTCGGGATATTTTTCCATGTCCTCATCGTCGAAGATACATGGTATCCAGTTGTTATTATAGAACAGATTTAGTGTTAAAAGTCCAGAGTCTTTATCTATGATAAGACAGTGTCTTTTCCCCGCCGGCGTCGGAAAAGTTGCCTGTGCAAGGTTTAATAAAATTTCTGCATTAAACATTAGTTCTCCTGCATAGTGAATCCCATTGATGTACCACTATAGAGTTTTTTATTTTGCTGTTTATTCGTTGTGGTCATCTCTTCGATAAGTTTTATTATATCCTTTGTTTTTATTGCTTTTGGAAAGAATGAACTATCGAGTAAAAATGCCTGTCGTGCATCTTCGATTAAATTATCCAGATCAACTTTCTTTGTAAGAATTGCAATATGTTCTTCTACTTTCTTGTTGATAAGTCTGTTAATTATTTCCGGAAGATCTGCACCGCTGAACTGTTTATCCTCTATCGATGGCCGTACCTGGTTCCAATCTATTTTTTGTAATTGTGTGGAAGGAAGATTTCTCTTTCCTAAATGTATTTTTAATCCTTCAATAATTGCATCTGTATCTAAAGCAATATATTCAACTATTTTATCGAATCGTCCGGGACGCCTAGCAGCTTTGTCAACGCCATCAATGTAATTGGTTGCGCCGATTACAGTAATATTTCTTGTTGATGTAAAACCTCCATCCATCCATTCGAGAAATATATTTACCCTCTTCATCGAAGTTTCGTGAAGTTGCGCTTCCCTGTTTGGAATCATGGCATCTATTTCATCTATAAATATTATGACGTGTTTTGTCTTTGAATATTCTTCAGCAGCATTAAAGAAGTTTCTTAAATGTTCGATGGGCATATCTACCCATTTGGAAGCTATATCTAAATAACGCAATTCCATCAGAACAACACTGTCGTCAAGTTCTTTTGCCATGGCTTTTACACTTGCCGTTTTGCCAACGCCGGTAGGTCCAACTAGCAGAATACCCTTTGGCGAGGACAATCTCCAGGTATTATATATATCCCTGTATTTGATCGAACTTACTAAATTCTTAAGTTCCTTTACAGCTGCATTCTGCCCTACAATCTCATATAAACTGAGATTGCCTATATCCATTAAATAATCGCTGTTCCTGATATCATCCTTACTCTCTGTTGTTGGTTTCATTATGGGTGTGTCTGTTCTGTTTAAGTCGGACATTATTTATTTTTACTCCTGATAAATAACCTTTGCCAGCAATTCGGCCGTTGAATTTTCATATCTGTATTTGAATTGCCGCATTGTCAATGACAGTAATTTTGCAGTTTCTTTGATGTCAATACCACGCCCATAAAGTTGATATAAAATATATCCGTCAAGTATCGGCATGATTGAACTTTCATCAAAGACCGGAAAGTTATCTTCATATGACTCTGATGTATAATGTGATTTAATAATTTCTTCATTATAAACGCCGCTTATTTCATGGTATAACCGATTCATAAAACGGTATTGTCCTCTGATATAATCTCTGAAATTTGTCATCGTATTTTTTATTATAAATAATGCTAAAGATGATCTTGGTTTTTTAAATGACAGATATTTCTTAAGCGCTCTATGAAATGCTATATAAATTTCAGCACACATTGATTCTATGGTGTTGAATTCAATAAGTGTATTTATAAAATCTGTTAGCTCAAATGGTGTTATTATAGTTGCATCATCTATGATACATGCTCGTTTCAAATAGTATGGTGTATATTCCCGATGCATCGATTTAAGTAATAGTATATTACAAAGAGCCTGAAAGAATTCAGGCTCTTGTAAATAGAACTCAGAGGCAATCATATCAGCATTATTACCATCTGTACGTAACCTTTGTAATGTATTCTCTATCCGAGAGACATCTTTATTAGTTATTTCCATACTGTAGTCTTCCATATGCTGCAATTAATAGTGAATCTCCGCGACCGTCAATTGGACCGCCTCTCGGGCCGAAAAGCAGTTCAGATATGTCCGGATAGAGTTGTTGTGCCCTATAACAAGACGCTGCTTTTTCTTTTCCCATGCCTTTCATCATGGTTTTTTTCCATTCCTGTGGAGTAACAAGAGTTAATGGCAGCTCATATGCGGCTACAATACCACGCCAGAGTCCGTAACCAACTCCCATACTAAACATAGAGGTAACACCCTGACCGGGCATACTATGAATCTTTTCAAGGAATATATGGGTGTGTTTTGGATCGAACGATTTTAATATCGATGCCATACTTGAATCAAGATATTCGCGTTTTATTCCTTTACCTTTACTTAGTTCTATAACGGGTGCATCCAATATTTCAATATTGCCGGCGTCGTTTATCACCGAGACTGCTCCGTTTAATCCAGGATCAATACCAATTAAAGTATTTATCATTGTACAGTCTCCTTGTTTATGTGAGCTTCTTTTCTCCCTCCTTTTAAATAAAGCAGAAAGAAACCTCGAAGGATTTCAGAGGCCTTTTTGTTCACTTCACTTCCGGCCAGATCGGCTTCCAGGGGCAGTGGTGATTTATATAAAAAATCAGCCGGATCATCACTCTTCTTAAGCATATCACGAAATACTATAATGGGTTTGGCAAACAAATATATAGTCTGAGAACCGGGGTCTTCATAGATCCCGAACTCAGAAAATAAATTGCTACCCATAAACAGACCATTGAGATATTGTAAAAGGGCTTTTTGTCGTTCGCCTAATTCTGTTTTTTGTTTAACTTTCTTTCTCATTTGTAATAATTAACCGCCATGTTATTATATAAAAGCTGAACAGCATCTGAATAAAATTCATTGATTGCTTTTCTTGTTGCCTTGTTGATTTTTCCATTTATAGGACCATTATATAAACATGCATACCGTAGTTTTTTCTGCATGGTTACAGCAACATTTTTCTGTATACTGTTTATATCAACAAGTACTCCGGGTGAATCTTTTATATCTTTATGACCCTTTAGCCAGGGTATCAAGTTGGATCTTACAGAAGACTGAGTCTTGATGGCTTTATAAGGATCCAACTTGAACTCAAGACATAGAATTGTAAGTATTTTTTCTAATGACTTAATTATTTTACTTGTAGGTGGTGCACTGTTATTGTCTACTTTATATTGAATTACAATACCGATACTCCTGGTGTTTACTCCCGGGGTATGATATGTTATATTTTCAAAAGCTGAAATGCGTTCAACAATATCCGAAGCATTTACAAATAAATGATATGAAGAACCCGGCAATGGTTTACCAGGTGTAATATTATTCTCTTTACTGGTGTCTAAATCAAAGAGACTCGCTGCATCCCAACCAACGCCTCCATTGGTGGCTGCGATTACGATTGTATCGATAACCGACAAATGCCGTTTATGCCATGGTTTAATACCGTCCTTTTCACAGTTATTATAATAATCATACATTTGAGTTGTATCTATTATGGTCCATGGAAACAGCCTTGACTGTTTGATGATCGTATGCCTGATGGCTTCTATCTGCTGTTCTGTTGGGTTATGCAGCAGATGGCCTTTTCGTTTTAATGTATTCCGCGGCAACGGATGCAATAGATTATATGTCTTTGCACTAAAACCCAATGCTTGCGCTATATGCAGCAAGGTTATCCATAATTTTTGGATAATGTTCATTGATGATCCTCCTAATGTTGGTTTCATCTGTCTTTTCGTTATATGGAATACGTATTATGTATATGTATTCTAAATCTGCCAATTTATTTTTGGCCCCATCATTATATTGTTGTCTTTCAAATTTGTATTGTCCACTATTTCCTTCGCCGTGATAAAATGTATTACGGTCAAAATGCTGGATACCATCATATTCAAAACAGAGACGTAGTTTGTCGATATAGAAATCCATATAATAAGTTCCAATTGGAACCTGTTCCTCTATTTTATGCTGTGGATATATAATAGCCAGTACTTCCCGCATTGCCATTTCTCCTTTGCTTCTGTTAAGTCTTTTAAATTTTTTCAATACTTCATTGATATTCTCTTCGGTAGTATTAAGTTTTTCAGCAATCTGAGAAATTTCGAGCTTTTCCAGCAGGTACATCTTTTTTATAAACTTTATTGTTTCTTGCTTCATGGTGTTTCTTTTAATTCTTTCTGTAATACATTCAGTATTGTTAAAAACAGATTGTCGTCATCTATATAGATTAAGAGGTCATCTCCGTAAATAACATCAGAGATTTTATTAGAAATCTTTTCCTCGATATATTTCTTGCCATCAGCGGTGTTCTGATAGAATACAAAAGTTCTCCCGAGCATATGTATGTCTGCAAGATGTCTGATTTTAATACCGCTAAATGTCATATATCTGTAATCATCGGTATAGTCAAACACTTTACAAGGTACTTGTAACATTTCTTTACTCATTGTATTACCTTAGAATTTACATTGGTTAATGAACTGACACGTTTTACAAGAGTCTGTATTTGGCACGTTATAATCACGCCCGATCAGATTGACGATTGATTCCAGGTCCTGCGATGCTCTCTGAATATACGAGTCAGATACATGGAATAGATTAACAGATGTTGAAAGTGCCACTCTTGCCTGAATTTTTATAACATATAAATCTCTGATCGTATATCTCAGAGCCGCATTTAATGCGGCAAGTGCAAAACGAAATTCATTATCCCTTATATATAATTCCGGTTTCGTGGAAAACATAACCGGTATAATCTTATTCTGTTTTTTCTGAACCATTAATGCCGGAATGATCGCTCTGTACGTTCCTCTCGATACATCAAAATCAGCAGTGAAATTAATTGCAACCGTTTGAAGTTCATCTTTAAAAGTTTTCTTAAACTGATCAAAAAAATCTTTAAGTCCGAGTAGCATTGTACTTCCGTCTCTGGCATTTGTTGTATCTAGATTCTTTCCCCAATAAGTTAATAGAGGACGAATATCAGGAATATTCTCTACACGCATGTTTTCAAAAAATACACGTTCGATACAATTCCTGATGTTTCGTTCGATTTGCGATATGGGATTTTGATGATTGTGGAACTTATTGAATAATAACGGACATCTTTGAAAAACAACAATATCGCTATGCTGCAATATTGTGGTTTTCACCATAGATTTCATTCTCGTATGTTTTACTTAATAAATATTGATTCTGAGCCATAGGCTTCATTGATGCTGTTTCTGATTTGCCGAAATAATAGTTTCCAATTTTATTTCTTAATGATTCAGTTAATCCTACAATATCATTTCTTGTCATTTCAAGAAATACTGCATGTTCGTCAAGAAAATAATAGTGCAATTCGCCCTTATATTTGCTTACTTTATTCTTTCCTATTATCATCCGGATAATTGGAGAACAATTATCCATGTTTCTCATCGATTCGGGAATGGTTGGTCCCCAGAAATACATATCAGTATTTTCAGAATTATTATATGTCTCATTAATAAGGTGACCTATCCAGTTTGCATGGTATTCCAATGATTTTGATTCTTTCATCATCTCGTTTAATTCGAGTCTTGAAGTAGAACCCTTCTGTCCTTTCTTATATTCAACGGTACAGAATCCCATGACTTTATATGGAACAAGAATTTGTTGTTTCAATACTCTGGAGATTTCCTTAATACGCCGTACATCATCATCAATATTTGGAAAATCGGCAAGATTATAAAGATTATCACATATATAAATAATGTGTCTGTCCGGATGTTTATCCTTCAGGTGCCTTATCATCATCTCAGCTGTCGTAAGAGTATTTCCGATGCCTGTGTCTTTGATGACAAGACGTTCATCTCTTGCCCATTCACTGAGCTGCTTGAATGCATCATTCCTAGCTTCAAACAATAACTTGGGATCTCTGACTGCTGCAGAATTCGGATCATCCATATAATTAATAGTTGCTTCCTGTGTTATTTCGAAAGCAAGGGCTGACAGAAATCTCGGAACTATCTCGTATCTTGCATCATCAATGGTATGATAAATAATAGTGACGTTATTTATATTAATATCATCTTTTCGTTGATTCCAGTATTGAGCCTCCTGTCCTGCTTTTAATGCAGAGATACACCAGTTAATCATCCATGACGTTTTGCCTGAACTTGGTTGACCACCAAGCAGAAATAGTTTTCCTGCAGTTGAACCTCTGAATTTTTCTTCAAATCTCGGCATTCGCCAGAGACGAATAAAATCTTCATGAACTGACTGTTCTTGTTTTTGCTTTATATTCTGAAGTTCATGAAGATATTCCTGACCGTCCCAAAGATTTGTATTATGTCTTTCGCCTATACTACGTATAGAATCAAGTGTGCCGGATAAAATAACCTGTGCATCACTGGGATTCTTTTTTATTGATTTCATCAGGTTGTCAAGAATCGCATCACGTTCAGCTTCCATCTGTATCTTATCGTCATTTGCGATTTTGCTGACTTCTTTACGGATTGTCATGATTGGTATGTCGCAGATATCTGATATCTGTTTGCACATCCTGTCACGTTGTATTTCTGATTGTTCATTGACTATCAGCGGAATCATCTGACTGGCCAATTCATGGTTGTCAAAATCTTTTTCCTGCTGAAGCTTAAACAGTCTCCATTCAAATGCTGTAATATGTGGGAGTCCGAGCAATTCTTTTATACTGAATTTTCTTACAAATGTATCTGGATCGTAATCTTCCGGAAGAGTGACAATTCTTACTCTGAAATTTCTTATGCCTTCCATAACTTCAGTGATTATTCTTGCCGTATTTTCGATGCCAGGAGCATCGCCGTCCAGTAAGAATACAACGTCGGTTTCCCCGACTCTCTGTAACAATGATATATGGTCATTTGTAAATTTTGTACTGCCAATTGCAACGGCCTTCAGGCCTGCGCGGTCAAGAGTAATAGCATCTGTCTGACCTTCTACTATATATAAACTTGAATGTTTTGATACTTTCTTTGTTACTGCATGGTTAAGATTATATAACAGACTTCCCTTTTGAAACAAAGAATTGTTTTCTGTATTGTAATATTTGGATCCCACTTTATTACTGGGATCGAAATAACAATTACGCGCAGCAAAGCCTCTTGTAATGCCACGTTCATCAATGATAGCAAATATCAGATTATTGGGATTAAATATATATTGTTTGATTCCTATCTTATTCAGATATGTTTCATCAAGTTGATAACCTTTCAGTTCATTTAAAAAATCCTGCCAGTTTGGAACATATCCTAAAGCATATTCTTTGCTGTCTGTAGCAACATCCAACTGCTTGTCGTTCATATACTGAAGTACATTCTGATCGATAACTCCGGCCTTATCACATCCGAATCTCAACCTTGTTATAATAATATCTTTCACAAGATTATAAATCGAGCGCATGTTCATTTCTTCCATCTCTTCCTGAGATAAAGGTCGAAATTCATATTCGATATCGAACATTTCGCATAACATCTTCACATTCTGAGTCATAAATTCATAACCAATCAAAGGTACTTTGTTGATTACACTATTGGCAACGAAAATATCGCCGACCTTATTCTCGGTAAAGCAGTAATACATCTTTTCATTGTTATAAGATTCAAAAATATGAAGGCTCGGAGTTCGATCATTGTGTCCCGGATGGAAACAATGAAACATGTTCTTGTTTCCATTCCCACGTTTGATACCAGACTTTTCTAAAAATTCCGGTAGTTTTGATTTAAGAACCCGTTTGAGTTCTTCAAAATCTCTAATTGTTCTGCTCATTATTATCTTCCTTTTGCTCGCCGACTGCATTGTAAAATAACAGATTTAGTAATTCCTGACTCGGTTCTTCACCGCATAATCTCAAATACTGTGTCTTAAAATCATTCTCTGTTATATTCGCATACTCAACGACGATACAAAATAACGTTAATGCAAGTTTCTGTGTTTCAGTCATACCTTTCGATATTATATCCATATGTTGTCCGAGTGTTTTTACATTCATCATAACAGAACTCCAGAAATTGCCCTGTCTTTCCTGTTCTTTAATAATACGTTTCATAATTGAAATATCATCGCCAGGTACTATTTGTTTGTTTTCCTGGTTAGTAAGATCACCCACACGGATGATCTTACTGTTTGGAGAGTTGTCACTCATTTAGTTTTTCCATAGTAATGAGGAATAATATTTTCCAGCTTTTTATCTTTGGACAAAACCAATAAGGTTTGTTCTGCCATACCATATAACCCGAGCTCATCGGAATAATCATTTGGACCTGCAGCGCTGCCAAGTCGTATTACCTTCATAGGGCCGATACTGACTAGTGCACTATCGTGCAAATGACCGGTAAGTATGTAATCTACATTCTTAAAAATGTAATTAAGATTATGTACTTTATTCCTTGATCCAGGATTCATTAAATTGGCTGGCAACCTATGTGTAAGCAGGACTTTATTATCCTTTATAGTTGTCATAAAATATCTTTCTTCGAGAGGGAATTCCATACTTACATTATTAAGTATTGAACAGCCGACTTCTCTGCTTTTATGTATTGTGTTATAAAGAAATTTCATTGTACCGGTATCATAATTACTGGCAATCGGATGGGCTGCACTATTTGAGCGCTGTTCTCCATGATTACCGGCAACACCGATAATTTTTACTTTCCCTTTATCACCGATAAATTCGGCGGCTCTTACTGTGTTCTTAAAGATACAGTCCATAAACCGTGCCATTTGTTCCCATATACTTGCCTGACTTACCAGACGAAATATTTGTCCGTCAAAAATAGAACCGTCGCCTTCAATATTGTCTCCGCCAAGTACGATAATGATTTCATCATAATTGTCTTTTCCGGAAACTAATATTTCATTGAACGCCCTATCAAACAAAGAACATATGGCTTCGTCTCCAAGATCAAAATCATATGCAATCCGACTATTTCGTATGATTCTCTCGCCGAAATGTGAGTCGAATAGATTAATTAACATTGATTTTTTGCTCTTAGACTTCGGAGCTTTTGTAGGGATCTGTTTGGTATGTGCCTTAACGTTTGTCTGAAACCTTTCATCAATTAAAGATGTAAGTGTCTCACGCAAATCCACTCTATCAATACGTCTTGTTAACGGTGTATCGGGTAGACCGGAAGCAGGCATATCATTAAGATGAACCATTGCTATCTCACTTTGTTGTTGGTGTTATTAGAAATATAAATCAGTGAATCCTGGACAACATTGGAACCTGGTGTTTTGTCCCTGCATATCCAGAATTAAGTGGTGTGATTTTTTGTTTACTGTTAGATCAGTGTATTTATTGTGTAATGTATTTAAAAATTTAAGTCCATAATTATTCATTGGTATTGTTGCAACAAGTGGACTTGAAAACGATGTAATCTCATTTTCAAATGAAGCAATAGAAGTTACTTTATATCTGTTCTCTTCAAGTATTCTTGTATTAACACATACAATCGTGCCGACAAGTTTATCCATGCCGCTTTTACCGATTCTCGACCATACATCAGAAAATATCTGATAAGTTGTATCGGGATCGTTCTCAAACGATATAAAACAACCGTTCTTCTTTTTCTTGAAGATGCTGTAGCCTTTAAGAAAATCTACTCTTGCAGTGGGATTTTCTTTTTTATAATTGCTTATGGCTTCCTGGTAAATAATGAATGGATTAGAAGTTAACCATAATTCTGTGACTTCTTTTTCGAGGGCAATAAGTTTAATTTCCGGATACTCCGGTTCAAAAGGCAACTGTATCCATTCTTCATCAAAAGGCAGAGGAATATATCCTTTATTGATGAACCGTTTTACCATTTCTGTCAGTTCATCTATATACATTAAAGGTTCGTCTTTACCCTCGCGCAATATATGCATCAGTTGTGATCGTTTTGCAAAAGAATCAAAACAACCCGCCTTTATCATATTTAATACGATATTACTTTTTGTATTGGTGCGATAAAGAAAATCTGTTACAGATTTATAGGCCCCATTTTTGTTGCGTTCTTCAATAATCGGTTCAGCTGCAGATTCGCCTACATTGACAATACCCGCAAGACCAAAACGGATTTTTTTGTCGTTAACAATAGTAAAAATTCCATTTGATTCATTCACATCAGGGGATAAGATATCTATGCTAAATAATTTTGCTTCATAAATAAACTCAGTGAATTTATGTATGTCGCCCAACTCATAGGCAATATTTGCAACATAAAATTCAGTAGGATAATGTGCTTTAAGCCATGCGGTCACCATTGTATTCTTTGCATAAGACACGGCATGAGCTTTATTGAAAGCATAATTTGAAAATTTCTCCATCTCTTCCCAGAGATGATCGATATCTTCCTGTGTTAGTCCTTTCTCAAGAGCTTTTGATGTAAATCTTTTCTTTTCTTTCTCTATCTTTTCACGCTGTTTCTTTGCAACCATCTTTCTGAATTCATCGGCTTCTGAATCATTATATCCAGCAAGTAACTGAACAGTTTTCTGAATCTGCTCTTGGAAAATAAAATATCCATATGTTTCAGCAAGGATATCTTTCAGGATTGGAAATCTTTCAGAATGAGGTTCGATTTCAATACTAGTCCTGCCATTCTTCTTGTCTTTTATACTCATTGCAAAAGCCATCGGGCCAGGCCGGTAACCGGCCAGTATAAAAGCAACATCCATAAAATTCTTGGGTTTAAAATCCCTTGTATAACTGGATATATCTTTACCTTCTAACTGGAATATTCCAAGAAGATTTCCTGTTGCCAGCAATTTATAAATATCAGGATCAGAAAAATCAACATTCAATGAATTATAATTTGTTTTATGTCTTTCATTGACAAGTTTGAATGCCATATCAATAACAGATAATGTTTTTAAACCCAACAAATCCATCTTGATAAGTCCAAGTTGTTCACTTTCATTCATATCGAATTCAAGTATTCTCGAATTCTTCTTCATATAAGTTGGAGCTATATCATCAATCTTCTGATTTGATATAATAATACCAGCAGCGTGTTGACTACGGTTATTATATGTGCCGTATAGTTTACGTGCGTATTTAAATAAATTAACTACTTCGGGATCACTTGTCTCAAGAATGGCTAATTCTTTAACCTCCTGAATAGCCTCGTCAACACTCCAGTTTACTCCCTGCTTTGGATCTGGAATTAATCTTGCAATGTAATCTACTTTATCGCTCGACATGCCAAGTGCCTTTCCCACCTGTCTGATTGCAAGTTTCGCATGCATTACGCCATATGTACCGATATTTGTAACGCGATTGCTGCCATACTTATTCCGGAGATATTCTATTACCTCCTCTCTTCTGTCTTTGGCAATGTCGGTATCAATGTCCGGCATTGTACCACCTTTATATTTTAAAGGTTCGGTCGGTTTTTCATCGGTAATACCAACAAGATAAGCAACTATTGAATTGCTTTTGTTAGTTACTTTTGTTTTGAAATTAAGCATATCAAAGAAATAAGGTTCCATCTTATGAATTTCGATTGCCCCTATTTCCTTCTTAAAACTGGCATAGTCAACTTCATTCAGTCTGTCGCTTTCTAAACATAATTTACGTAACTTCATATTTCTGCCTGTTATTATGCGGCTTCATTAAGATTGCGTTTTCCTAACCGTTCATCAATTAACATTTCAATCTTATCTTTTGCTGTTTTTGATATATTCTCATTGCTACGTTTTATATATAATGCGTTTGCCGATGATATATGATATTCTAAAGCGCAGCCTATTATGTTGTGTAGTCTTTCAAAAAAGCATTTATCCTCTTTTGTTTTAAAATTCCAGGCACGACCGCATTTTTTACAGTAATATGCATATACACCGGTAGTACCAAAATCATCATAATCGGTTTTTTCAATAAATTCTTCCAGCTGTTCAATAGTATAATTACCAAGAAAATCGGCAAGTTTATTATCTAAAGCCAGTGTAAATAAATTAAAATTAATCACTTCCATTCCATCGATTGAACGCGGTGTCTGCGTCTCAACGGAAGGTTCTTGTACAGTAATATTTTCCTGTACAGAAATTTCATTTTCCATTCTTTGGATCTCGTTGTTGGTGTAGTATGTTATAAGAAGGGAGAAATATCTCCCTTTAATCTTAATTATAAGTGGTAGAATCACCAGTGCGACTAGAACATACATATGAAGACATTTTATTAAATGCATTCACAGTACCCGGTCCGTCTGATACATATGAATAGGTGGCCGAACGCATTATGCCAAGTGATGCTCCGACTGCGAATACATCCTGGTTTGCCCCAAGATATGTGAAATCCCATTTATAAACATCCTGTTGATGTTTTATTCTTTCAAATGCATCTGACTGTTTATATTTGGTACTTGAATTTTCTTCTCCGTCAGTTAATATTGCCACAATAACTTTTTCCGGACGATCCTTTTCATTCATCTGTGCAAGATGTTTACCTGTTTTGTCAATGATTTCACATAACACATCATATAAGGCGGTTGAACCGCTTGGATTGTATGTAATATCATCAAGATCCGGTAGTCTATTAATATCAACAAAATCAGCAACAATATTATAATCGTTACTGAATAAAACGTGTGTAATAGTTGCTGTATTAGGTAGGTCTCTCTGTGTTTTTACAAAATTATTAAAACCGCCTATAGTATCGTTTTTAATTTTGTGCATTGAACCTGATTTATCTGTAATACACACTATATGGGTATAACCTTTTTTCATGATTTCTCTTTGTAGTTATTGTTATTTTTCATTTCTGAGTTTTACAATAGAGTCATATGTATCTTCTTCTGCTGTTTCTATATCAAGCATATACTGGTTGTTCTCGTCAAGATAGGCATCAGAAACTGCAAGTAACCATGTTGATATTCTTGTTCCGTTTCTTTCATTGTCTTTATCGAGTATACGAAAAATGTCACCGGTCTTGATATCTTTAAAATCAATTGTTTCATGATCTTCTTCAGAAGAGTATTTATAAATTGCTCTAAGTATAACTTTCTTTGATTCTGTATTTTGTTCTTGTTCCATTTTCTATTTCTCTCCTATAAACTTGTCGATTACAGGTTGAGCCTCTTTTGTCCACGCGAACAACAGTCCGCAAGTAGGACAATAGTTTAAATAACTTGCCATATTTTTCTGACTCCATATATTTAAACTATGAATAATTACCTTAGTATAATATTCGTTATTTCTCATCCATTTTGCAACAACACTGCCATAATCTTCTTGGTCAAAATCTATCTGTTTGCCATTTAAATCATGGTCAAGCATAACAAGATCAAAATGATTATTTTTTAATTGTTCGATAGCTTCATATGAATGTTCTACTATAGTAAGATCATATCTATCCATGTTTATCTGAAAGGCAGCAATTCTTTCTTTACTGTCCTCAAGTATTAATATCTTCTTTCTCATTCTTTAATTTATCCCATTCAGGGCATTCAAACATTGGTGTAGTGATATGGTATTTTACGCAATTATCGAATGTAGCTTGTGCAATTCTACAATTGAATAAAGTACCTGGTAAAAATTTACTGCATTTAAAACAAAGACACATATCTCTATGTTTGCCTTTTAATTCTTCAAAGACAAATACATCTTTACCATGGTGGTTATATTTTATTACTGTCATTTTATATTTTGATTAATTAATAAAAATAGTTGGTTAAACAGCCAGTCTGGAATTTTGTTGTTGTTTCAGTTTCCATTCAGCAAAGGGATATTCAGGAAAGTCTATTTGTGGTATTGATGCTCTCCCTGAGTTCAGGAATCTCGCAAAGGAGAGATCATATTCGAGAGGATTTACTTCGGTAATTTCGAGAGCATAAGCTACGATAGAGCCAGCGGCCGACCCTCTACCAGGCCCGACCGGAATTCCTGTTTTCTTTGCCCATTTTATATAGTCAGAGACCATAAGAAAATATGATGGAAACGTCATTTGTATAATTACGGTAATCTCTTCCATTGCACGTGACATTATTTCGGCAGGAATGGGATTGCCGAATCTCATCTTTAATCCTTCTTCTACAGCTTTAATAAAAACATCGTCTTCATCTTTAAGATCTGCTATATGAGGCAACTGGAAGTTACCAAAATCAAACTTAATATTGCAACGTTCTGCAATTTCCATAGTATTATGAACGGCTTCCGAATGACCGGGAAATCTTTTGAGCATCTCCCCCTCCGTCGGAAAAAAGTAACCGTCACCGCTATATTTTATCTTTTGCATTTTTTCATCATGCACCGTGCAATTGCTTCTTATAGCAAGCATGATGTCATGGGCGTGTTCGTCTTCCGGTTCAACAAAATGCGTATCACCGGTAGCTATTGTTTTTAAACCCAGTTTACCGGCAGTATCAAATATTACATCTTGAACCCTGGACTCGGCCGCAATTCCATGATGTTGTACTTCAAGGTATAGTCTGTCGCCAAAAATCTTTTTATGCCAGCCAATAACATCTTTATATGACTCTGTAAGCATCCGCGTTTCATCTTCTGAATCAAGATGAGCGCACTCGAGATCGTCCTCGCCCTCATCGTCAATCGAATGAATGTTCAGATCTTTCAGTATCACTTTTGCTACATTGCCCTGTAAACAACCGGTCAGGCAAATTAATCCTTCATTATACTTTGCAAGCAATTCTCTGTCTATCCTGGGTTTTATATAAACAAAATCCGGATTATAACTCATCGTAACTAATTTAGTAAGATTTTTCCATCCAGTCTGATTCATTACAAGTAGAGTAAGATGATAATATTTATCTATACCATGAACCTTTTGGGTTCTATGCCGAGTACTTACATATACTTCACAACCGATTATAGGTTTGATGTCATTCTCATTGCATTCTGAATAAACTTCAAGTGCTGCACCCAACGTACCATGATCCGTTATGGCCATTGCCGAATGGCCAAAGGCTTTCGCCTTGCCGACTAGTTCGGGAACTTTAGCTATTGAATCACGAATTGAATATATAGAATGACAATGAAGATTTATAAAATTTGACATTATTACCTCAATGCCATTTCTTGTTCCATATCATATACCTTATCATCAAGACGTGTAATTGTATTTTCGTATTCTTTTATCTGTCCTTTCAGATCTTCGTTTTCTACTTCGAGTTCATCAATAGCGTTTAGAAGACTGTCTATTATATATGATATATTTTCCGCTTCTCTTTTTAATTTATAATCCATTATTAATATCCTTTTATTAACCTACTTTTTTATAAACAAGTAAATATCTTTCATCAAATCTTCCGCCAGAACATTTTTTACATGAATACCGTCTTTTAGGTTGTCTATTCATATGATAAATCATATTGCAACACTGACATATGGCCTGATATTTTCCAGCCGGAATTTTTACATCTGAACTTAAATATTTTGAAGGCTCAATACCAAAAGTCCTTGCGACACGCCGCCATTTGTAGTTATGAGCTTGCCAGGGACCGACAATAGCATGAGCGACTTCATGTTTTATTATTTTTTCTATGGCTTCCATATCGTTTGTCAGTATGTACGGCAGCGAAATGTAGATAGTCTTTTCTTTGTGTGCACATCTGCCGCCAAAGCATTTTGAACGTATTATATCAACGTTCCATGTAGAAAGATTATTTTCATTCAGTATCCTCCTTGCCATCTCAAAAGTATCTTCGATTTTCATATTGACTATTTTATTTTACCTTTTTAAATCGTTCTTTATATTCATCCAATAATGCCAGAGTTTCTTCTTCTTTTGCAGTATTAAAATCCGGATATACAAGTGTATTCTCTATTGGAGTAATATCGGTAATAAATTGCGTCTGAATCATTTGTGTTCTATAAGCGTAATAACATTCATTCTGCAGTTTAGTAAAAAACAAAGATGGTTCTCCAGATTTAACTATAGACTTGCAAAAAGGATATTTAATTAAGCTAAACGTTACATTGTCAAGAATCTGACATTGTATCATTACCCGATTTAACGGATATGTGCCATCAATGATTTTCTGATAGTCATTTATAGCAAATAATACATCAACATCTTTTCCGTCATACCGAATTGTAGCGGGAGCATGTATATTATTTGCTGTTTCGGGACCTTCAGCAAAAGAAACTTCGTCTTCTAATAAGAAATCATTTTCTGTCATTATTTGCTCCTGCTTTAAATTTGTGACGTATTGTATAGAATATTTTTAAAGCATAATAAAATGCTTTATTACGACCACTCCATTCGCCCCGGACTTTTTCCGGATCTTCCAATGGAACGAGTAAATAATCTCCCAACGATAACATCAGGCAGTTCTTTTTCAGAGCTTCTTCAGCAGAACCAATGTGACGATATTCGGTATTTTCAACATCTTCAAGAGTAAGATAATTGTGTGTAGAATGAGGTTGAACTTTACCGATGATTTGTTCAAAAACAATCTTATCCTCTCCGCCAACAATGATATTAAATGCGTCATATCCAAGACTGATAATCGCCTTTGGCTGTAAGATTTCCAATAATGACTGGAATATCCACAACATCTTATCAACAACTGCAGGCGGATACATGGTACCAGCCATAGGATAGAAAGGAATTATATTAACATAGACAAAGTCTTTATCAGGATTGAAACCGGCCTTTGCCGCAGCACTTTTGAATGTATGTCCGCCTGGACCTGTGCATACGTAATCCTTATGGGTGTCATGTCGCATGGCCCAGTTTAATTCAGCGTTATCTGGATGTGTTTGTACAACCATGATTTTTGAATCAATATTGCCGGCATATAATATATAATGAGGAGAGCCAATTCTACACCCGGTAGAATAGTTCTCAAAAGAATCTTTGATTACTTCGCTCAACGATTCTAGTTTGGTGATTTTCTCGCTAGTCATTTTTTGCTCTTTGTGATGCCTAAGCATCCTTAGTGGTAGTGATCTTCAGATACGGTGATATCCGAAGTTAGTGGTGAAAAACGATTCGAAGAAACATATGATAGATAATATAAACTACCCATCATATTAACTCCCGAATCTTTAGGCGGCCAACGTCTTCTTCCCCTTCTTTGTAGACTTTGACTCTTCCTCAATAATTTCTCCGGTTGTAATATCAAAGACCGGATTTAATGCTAATTTTGTTTTATCCCAAATTTTGTCGGTTAATTCATGGTTTTCTTTTAGAATACCACGGACAGTATCTATTCCCTGTCCTATTCTTTCTTCACCGAAAGAATACCAGGAGCCTGATTTTTTACATACTCCTGTATTTAACGCCAGGTTAAGTATGTCTGTTTCTCTGGAGAATCCCTCTCCTGGATAAAGCATGAAAAGACCATATTGTTTTGGAAAAGCCAATTTGTTCTTCTCAGCTTTAATTAAAATTTCTTGACCGATGAATTCAGCCATATCACCAGTTCCTTTTTCAACTTCTTCTTTACGCCTGAAGAATAACGTGCAATGGGGCGCAAATAACATTGTATTGCCACCGGTTTGTTTCTTGCCATAGGCCATACCGCCGGAAATATTTGCACGCAACTGGTTTATATAAATAATACTTGTACCAGCCTCATTACATTTATTGATAATTCGCGGAATATGTTCAGCAATCCTTCTTGCCAACGTTGCCATTGAATTGCTATTGGCATCGTTCTCATTTGAAGCAGATGCACCTAATGCCGGTATCGAATCGACAACAGCCAAATCAACAGCCTGATTATCGACAAGAGACTGTAAAGCATCAAATGCTTCTTCTGCATTATCTGGTTTTAACAATATAAAATGTTCAGTATCATATATATCTATGCCAAATACATTCTTTGCATATTCAGGATCAAAACTATTTTCTTTGTCCAACCATGCAACAACCCCTCCATTCTTGATGATTGTTCCAGCAATATATAAGGACAAAGCCGTTTTGCCGGTTGATTCCATTCCAACAAAGCTATACAGTTTGCCCATTGCAAAACCTGAATGCTCGCCAAAATATTTCCCCGATAATATTTTATTTAATGTAGGTAAAGGTAATTCGAGACGCCGGATACTTGTATCTGTCTCATATGGATCTATAAATATTTTCTTTCCTGCGTGTGCTTTTATCGCTTCGAACTGCAAGCGTGCCAGTTCAAGATTACTTGTATCTCTTTTAAACATTATTATATTTCTCCAATAAATTCTTTATGATCCAACTTTTCAAGTAAGGCCGGACAAAACTCTTTCCATCTTTTAAGTTTATGATTATTTAATCTGTTTAATGTGAACCAAGAAATTTCACTACGGAAATTATCTTGTGTAAATTTATCTTTCATAATTATACGCATAGTTGATTTGGATTGTCTTGTTACCAAAACAATATGTATCTATCTGTTACCGGAAATACCTCGAGGTAATCTTTTTGGCCCTATGAAAACTTACATTATACGACAAGGACACTTCTAATATAACGTATTTATCTAATTTCCATACTGGCATCATTATTTCCTTATATATGATACCAGTTCATTCAACGAAACAATTTTCTGTTCCTGTATCTTTCCATTTAAAAAATATGTTAATGTGACCTTGCTGTCATTATTATTGGCCAACATACCAATTTCATGTTTTTTGTTTTTCATAACAAGCATTACTTTGCTTGTATTAATTTTAATCTTGCTTAATGAATCCATATCATATAGAAATGATTCTAAAATTGTTTCCGGAACTATTTCCGGAATAACTTGCTGTTCAGCAATAACAGTTAACTGTTTTTTGTTTCCTTTTTTTGCCATTATAATTTCTTTTTAAAAAAAGGTGGAGCCACCACACTCCACCACCCTTATTCAGGTACACCACCAACTAATGTCTGACGTGAGCAAAACGCCAAACACGGTTTGAGCGAGAAAAACTTTAATTAATTTCTCTTATCGCTAAAATATCCAAACTAAGTGGTGACCTTTAAATTCAGTCGTCGCTCACAATACTGTTAATATAAGTGTGATTATCACTCGGGTATATATAATATGTATAATTTGGTATATACTGTGTCATATAAAATGGCATTATACCTAACCATTGACGATACGTATATCCAGTCGATATAAGACTAAAATTTGTTGGCGTTATTAAATTTCCGCTAACTGTAACTATAACTTCCCGTCTTGGAATCTGTAATACGAAGAATCCAATTGAGTTTGCATTTGGATATTTAGCCCAGAATTCAGTTGTTTCTTCAAAGGTCATACAAGGATCTTCAACATCCCATTTTGTGGAAAGAGAATGACAAGCAATTTCATATGCTTGTAAAGTTGTACTATTAGAACATTCATTGATCTTGTTTATATCTACCGGTGTCAAAGAGTCCAACGTGAATATTATATTTTTGCCTCCTCTTTTTGGAATCAGAGTATATTTTCTTGGTCTCGTTTTTTTAATCATCTTCTTCTATATATTTAATATCAGCCCATTTCTTTTCCTGCATAGAAAATGGATCATTATCTTCTGAATAATTTTTTTATCACTGCAACGATCCTATCATTGTCATAATCCACTTCAATCATTCCGCCTTCAAGACAATCTTTGTTAAAGATACCGCCTTCAGCAAAAACACAGAGTGTTTCTATATCATCGGTAGCTGCTTCACATATTCTGTCAAGCATAATGTCTTTAAGATGATTTACAGGTATTGTTATTTTAGTTCTCATTTTCTGTTCTCTATTAATTGTTTAACAGCGGTAATTTTATCTTCAAGGTTCTTACGATTAGAACTAGAACAATATGTTAATTGTTCTTCTATTTTCTTTATATACATTTCTGCTGTTACAACTTCGTTTTTAATAGTAATAGGAGACTCAGATTCAACGGTAAAACTACCGGCACAAGTTTCTCCCCAGCCTTCATCCATAAGATCCTGATCAAGTTCACATAGTTCTTTAGATTCCATAAGCTGCGGATAAGCGCTTCCGTCCCCACCATTTTGTATACTGTAATAAAGTTTTAATTCATACATATATTAATTCCTACGCTGCCTGTTTAGCAAATTTGGTTAAATAATTGATTACAGCATCGACATCATCATAAATAATGTCAGCAGCTTCCAGAACAAAACCATGCTGATGGATATTATCTTTTTCCATAGCAACGATTGTATGTTTTCCTTTATCATGCGCCCAAGCCAATTCCATGCAAGTGCCGATCGACACTCTCTCGGTACCGAGCAAATTGGCAAATACAATGTCTGCCTGAGAAACCATCCAACGATCACGTTCAATAATTGCATGATTGGTAGATTCAGGGTTACCATAATTCTTAGCTTTGAACTCTATTTCTGTACGCATAAAACCTTTGCCGGTCATAGGTTGAAATACGAAGTAACCCATGCTGGTTAAAAGTTCATTCATTTTATCATAATAGCCAATCACTTCTTCCCCATTACAACCTGAAATAGGTCTAGCAAGATATATTTTCAGTTGATTCATTTGTTTCCTTTAATGTTTGTAGAATATCACACTCTGCAGATGGAGCTGTCCAGATTTGTTTGTTTGAATGAATATTATGGATTTTATTATACAGTTTTTCAGGAGTTAATTCCAGATCGCCGAAAGTAAGTTCAATATCAATAGATATCTCTTCTTGACTTATTTCTGTTATCAACAGATCGGCATATATAAAATCACCGCCGGAAGATAATTGATCGTTAAATTCACCGTCAATCTTAAATTGTTTGTCTGTGTACAGGTCGAAATAAAAATCCTCACTGTTAATATCTTCTTGTGTATATTCGTAATCCTCAAGAAAATCAACTATTACATCTTCGATACGATTAGCTTTATAATATTTTGTAAAGTCCCAGTCTATGCCACCATTTAATCCAGCATACGACACTTCATAATATTTCATATAAATTTCACTTAATTAATTTTTTGTTCTGATGTTTTTACTGCTAATGGACTAAGTGGTATTGCAGTATCATTTAATGTATATGGATTATTTATTAAACCTTTACATTTCCACTGACCAAGGAGATAAGCTACCTGATCTTCCATCTGTTCATGAGCAATAAAATCAGACGGATACTCGTCAAGCGTAATTATAATTTGTAACTTATTTTTAGCCATAATATTTCCATTGATTTAAAAATAAAAAGGCAAGAATTGAGCAGTTCTTACCTTCTAAAAATGACAATTAAATATGTCATTAACTTTTTAACCGCAACCTGTCGAATTACCGCAGTCGCTGCATGTATAGCACGAACCTGCTTTTATCATTGCAATCGAACCGCAGTTAGGACAGATTGGCCCATCGAATTCAGCTCTTTCTTTTACCGGGACCATCACAGGTGCCGATATATCATCATCGAGGAATTCTTGTTCAAGCCATTTGGCAATATAGTCCAAAACACTATGAGCAAATGGAATGGATTTATTTTGAGTAAATCCAGCTGGATCAAATTTAGTATTCTTAAATTTATCCACAATATCACGCAAAGGTACACCGTATTGCAATGACACTGACAGAAGCAATCCAATTGCATCCATCAATCCCCGGATAGTATTTCCGGTTTTACTCATATTGATGAAAGTTTCGCCAAGATCGCCGTTTTCAAAAAGACCAACAGTAAGATATCCTTCCTGGCCTCCAATAGAAAACTTATGAGTTAAAGCTTCTCTTGTAGTTGCCATATGTTTTCTAACGGGTTTCGGACGTCCGTTAGAAAGTTTTTCTGTTTTAACAACTACGGTCTCAGGTTTTATCTCTTCTTTTTTATCAGTTGTTACGGGCTGATAAACTTTTGATCCGTCTCTGTATATGGCTATTGATTTAAGTCCTAACTTCCATGCCTGCATATATACATTGGCAACATCATGTTCAGTTGCTTTATTAGGCAGGTTAACTGTCTTAGAAATCGCACCTGATAGAAACGGTTGAACAACTGCCATCATTTTGACATGTGCAATAGGATCTATAAAATTATCTTTACTTAATGCAGTAGCAAAAATCTTTCTGTGTTCAGGTTGAATAGCCTGTATAAAACTTATAGAATGTTTTTCCGGATTAACGATAGAATCAGTCATATCATTAATGGATGTACTATCATATCCAAGTTTCTGTAATGCTATTTCAACGGATGGAACTGTTAATTTTAACATTCCTCCACCGACTAGATTTTTATATGTGACAAGGTCGAGAGCCGGTTCAATACCGGTTGTTTCGCAGTCCATTATGAATGATATTGTCCCTGTCGGAGCAAGTACTGTTACCTGTGCATTTCTAAATTGTTTATCTTCAGCTGCATTTTGTTGTGCACAACGTACTGCTGTAGATATTATTTCTGTAAAATTTAAATCGTAACCAGGTACTTTTGTAAGTTTTATCGTTGCATCAAGATGTCTCTTCATGATATTTCTCATAGGTTCGCGGTTGCCTTCCCAGGCTTTAAACGGACCAAGAATTTTTGCTATTTCTGAAGATACTTTATAAGCTGTATTATGCATTAAAGCATTAATTGCCGCCGCATAGTTTCTTCCTTTGTCACTATCGTATGCAATACAATGCCGTAACAGATATGCACCCAGGTTAGTATAACCAAGGCCAAGCGTACGATATCGTTTTGTTTTTTCTGCAATACGTTCGGTCGGATAAGAAGAATAATCTACAAGTATATCCTGAGCAGTCAGCGCAATTCTTACGCTATGCTGAAAACTTTTTATATAAAATAGTCCATTGTCATCAATAAACTTCAATAGATTCAATGAGCCAAGATTACACGAAGTATCATCAAGGAACATATATTCACTGCAAGGATTCGATGCTCGAATCTCGCCGTCATTTGGGCAAGTATGCCAACTGTTAATTGTATCATGGAACTGAATACCAGGATCGCCGGTTTCCCATGCACATTTAACCAAAGAACTAAACAATACGCGTGCTTTTATCCATTTAATAACTTTATAGTATGACTCAGATACAGAAGAACGGATATACCATGAACTATTATATAAATAGAAATCTCCCTGCGAAGTCGTTCTACTCATATCTTCTATCAGTTCAAAGTTAACAGATTTTCTTTCAAGTAATGCCCATTCTTCATTGCCTTCAACACATTTCATAAATGAATCAAAAGCTCTTACAGATTGGTTAGAATTCTGAAAGAACACACTATTAATTGCTTCCTCAATGCTATATCCAGCTTTAATCAAAACCTTTGCTTTATCTTCTTCTCTTTTCTTCTGCCAGATAAAAGTTTCTATGTCGCCATGATCAATATCTAATATTTCCATGATGGCCGCTCTGCGCGATATGCCACCTGATTTTGTAACTGCACCAACCTGGTCATGAATTCTTGTAAAAGAACATGGCCCGGAAGATGATCCGCCTCCGGAGATAGTTTCATGAGACGATCTCAATAAACTTTTATTTGAACCTACACCGGAACCGTCTTTAAAAATCTGCATCCAGGTGTTTAAACTTTCACCTATTGATTCTAAAGTATCGTCAATTCTGCTTATAAAACATGCAGACGACTGATATTTGCCGTTACGGAACTTATTGCCAAGATTAAACCATACAGGAGAATTAAAGGCATATATCTGATGAAGCAGCATATAAGTTAATTCATCTTTAAAGATGATTTCATCATCATTAGTATCAAAATATCCCCGATCATTACCCCATCGTCTGATAGTGTCAACTATCCTGTAAATTAACTGTTTTAAACTATATTCTCTGTCAACTCCAATTATTCCGGCAAAATATTTACTAGCAATTATATTAACAGCATTCTTTGAATAAAAGTCAGGAAACTCTACATCTTCCTGGCAAAAACTTCTTTCTGGATCTTTATGATTTATAATTTCTGCTATAGTAGTAATCCAAGTAACTTCATCAAATGGATGAATACCTGCTTTAGTATAAAATCTTTTAAATTGCATTATTCCTCAAAATGATTTTGATATTTGGAATGCTTCCATTCACTCATTTCAGAAATGAGCAAAGATTGCAAATGTGCTGCTTTGTCTTTAAGTTTCCACAATTGTGTTTCCCATGCGTCAAGAATAAGATTTGCCCATTGTGTAGTCATCGTATGTTTTAAATTATCAATGGTAGCATTACGTTCTGCAGCTGTAATTTTCATTTTCTTTACCTGCAAATTATCTCCGATAGCAAGATTTAATGAACATTTTTCATTCATCTCAGCCATCCTGGCAGCAAGTTTTATTTTGCTTAATATATTAGAACACTCATTCATCTTATCAGATGTTTCAGCAAGTCTTGCCCGTAAGATAAACATATCATCATAGCCGTCGATTTCAACGTTAAAATATTCAACCCAATCCTGGAGCGTTTTATCGCCGATATAAATAGTAGCCGGCAACTTATTGAAAAATGCCTCAAACGATTTTGCAGACTCATCTCTTATTTCAATTATTTTATCATTCATATTATGTTCTCACAATGTCAAATTTATTAAATCTAAATAATGATTTGGCTGATATGAGAACAAGAAACTCCGTGAATGTTATTGAATTTTCTTTCGATGCTGGAAAATTATCTGGACGTATTTCAAGTTGCCAATCATTTAACTGTAAATTAAAAACTCTTTTTTCCCCGCCTATCATAGCCTGAAGTTCCTGTGGAATTCTTGTTGGTAACAGATCTGTATGTATGGTTGTTGAAATAACGCCGGTAAGTTCAGTAATTTTATCCCAAACAACCTGCTTTAAAACTATATCTTTTGCAAAAACATCTGGCGTTGGTATATGTACATATTTCTCAAGAGACATCATTATATCTTCCCCGTAAATTGCTTCTAACTTTTCCTCAAAGGAAGATTTCTTTTTTGTGGTATTAAACACAAGTATTACTTTTGCTCTGGTAAATTCAACCCTTGTAGGGAATTCACCAGGTTCATTTATATCAAGTATTTTATACCATGGATACTTTGTATATTCAATAATTTTTTCAAGTATATATCTATCGCTCTGTACTATTTTATTTATAACTATGTAAATCATACTTTTTTCTCTGACGAAAAAAATCATAGGTGTCATAATTACTATAATTCTGTTATGACACCTGGTAAACCGTCTTCGTCTATTAGACAGCTTTCAATCCACAAATCGCAGTCGATAAATTTCTCATTATATCAAAGATTAATAAGAGTTCACCAACAGAAGCGATTACAGAAACTTTCTTTTCTTCTTTGCCAGTCTTTTCATTAAGATTGATAAAGTAGATTAATTTCTGATCTTTATTAAGCATACTGGAAATACTAAAAATCTTTACGGTCTTTCCTTTATTGTCTGTTCCTGCATTCGGATCATGAAGCAGTTTTAAATCAATTTTGCCATTCCTGACAAATCCCTGAAACTGTTCATACATATGAGGCAAGTCATTAGTGCTACATGCAAATGATACTTTTGCATCTTTTGCCCAATTATATTCCTTGTTTTCTCCATTTGCCCCTTCAAATAGAATGGCGCCTTCTTTTTCCAAGAAGCCTTTCTCATTAAATGTTGGAGGAATGAACTTAAGCTGTAATGCTGATTTAGTGCGAGCTAAGTATAACATATTTTACTTCTCCTTTTTATGAAATCCATGTTTATACAAATTTTCTCTTGATACTTCTTCGTAACTATCTTTAAATGTGCCCGCCAGATTAGGATCTTCAAATTCTAAATTATAGTAAACAGCACCACATTCCGTACAGTACACGTCAGAGTCAAACCTTCGTTTGATTTTTCTTTTTAATTCTTTACAACCATCGAAATGACATCCGCCTTCTTTGGTATATTTGGGTACACTCATTAAAAATGCTCCATTATTTTAAATATTGTAAAGGCATCCTTGACCAAGATACCTTTACTATTTGTTTACGAGAACTGGTTGGTCAAAATTTATTATCAATCGTCCTATCCCATAATGTTTTCTGATTGCAAGTAAACGCCCTATTTTAAAAATTAAATTATTTTATATTTACTTATGCAAAATATTTAATGTTCAAGATGTCATTCTATGCTAATGTCATTTTCTTCGGCCTCAATATCAAGAATGAATTCTTTAATATCTGTATTAACAGATTTCAGATCGTCCCAATACTGAGATAACATACGAGAATATGACATACAGTTTCGAACTTTATCATTGATCTCAGTAAGATATGTTAAGTATTTGGTTATCATTGATACATCGCCACCACCAGGCAACCGGGCCAATGCGGTTGCAACACGATTATCTTTAACATTTTCTGCAATCATTATAAACAGATCTGCAGTATCTTCATCACAACCCATATTATATATAAGATCTTCTCTTACGGCTTCTTTATTAAAAATATTAAGATTATAAATATCATAATTACTTGAACCGCCAGTATTATGTTTTATACCGCGGACAACATAATCCTGAACAACACGACTAAACAAGAACTGTAACTTTAACATTTCATCTCTTGTTATCTTACCCTCAATAAAAGCATATTCACAATTTGCATGAAATTTCCACAAATCAACGGTTGCATTACCAACTTTCATTTTGGCAATGGCAGCATCTGCCAAGGCATTGGCAAGGAAACTCCGTTCAACTGTATGATATTTAAATGGAACAGTTTCAGCATTCAAAAAGTTTTTATTGCTAGCTTCTTCACTAATATAGGCGTTAACCCAACTCAGTTCATAGTTATATAACTTTGGTTCAGATAATATATATTTATGAATATTATCCTGTATTTCCATATCAAGCGGTACAGCTATCGGGAATAAATCCCCGTCGGTATCACTCTGATCGTACAAGGCGTCAATAGTATTTCTTAATACAATTCCATCTGAACAATCAGACAGAATAATATTCGATATAGTTTTACCTATGGAATATAAATACTTTTCAAAGACATCTTTTAACCATATTTGTTTTGGTCTAAATTGAAAACGCCACAATACAGGATTTCTTACGCCTATATCATAAATGCGTTTTTTATACTTTAATTTAAATTGTTTGATTTTATTACTTAATGCATTATCTAAAATAACAGTAATACCCTGTGGTACAAAAGAAGAAACAAGTTGCTTTAAATTTCCACCGGTTACAATCGGAGCAACTACCGTTGGTAATGCTGCCTTCTTAGTAAAAATGACACTATTGACGGCATTTAAATATCTATTAATATTCTGCATTACCTGCTTTTTATCCGCTTTGTTATTACTCAACAGTCTTAAAGACAGTAAGAACCACATTGCATATGTATAATAAGCCGGATAAACCAGTTTATTCAAAAACACACTGGACTGATAATTAATCAGTTTTGATGACGGCATCCTTACAATAAGTCCGTTAAAATCAATATAAAAACCATTATTTAACGGATTTAATAATAATGTCTGCTGAACATTATGTGTAATATCTACAGAATCAACAATATTAAAAATATACTTATTAAGGACAGATAATAACACAGAATCGTTATATTTCCATATCGGTAATTTATCACTAATCATATTAGAAGTTAAATGCAAACTTTCACGAAGAATCCATTTATCTTCCTGAAGTATATTATTATTTACAAGCAAATCTGCTATTCTTATCGCATTTTCATTGTCAGTAAGATACATGTATTTCAAAGTTTCAGGCATAATTCTTACATCTTCGGAACGACAATCTTTAGCGATATCTGTAACGTTGAATCCTATAAATCCTGCATAGACCTGATAATTTTGGCCATTATAATGCCAGGTAATTTTCTGAAGATCACTTGTAAGATTGTTAATTTCTTCTTCAGTGATTTTATCAGGTTTAACATTAAGCTGCTGAGGTTCATTTAGAATGGCCTGTTTAAGTGCAAGCCAGGCCAAACGAATACCATTAACATCAGTCTTAAGACTATTCGGCCCAATAACCATAGCGACATCAAGTATTTCGTCTTCCCCGAATATCTTTTTCGGCAATGTAATTGTCCCAAGATCTTTGCGCGGATGAGTCACACCTTTAATTCCATAATCACTTATTATACGTGCAACGCCAAGATTGGATTTAATCTTTAAAACAATTTTATAACTACCTAATCCCTTCTCGACAAACTCAACAAGAGCATCACGGTATTTAAGATCGTATATAATATCAGCATTACCTTCAACATCATAAGCAAGTATATCACCAGGTTGAATAACAGAATTCTCCTTTACTACATCAACATTCAATGAAGAAGTTGTAAAGGTTCTCCTGATATAATATTTATATTTTGATAAAGCCTCATTAATCAAAACTTCGCCGCCAATTAAAGTGTTATAACCTAATGGACCATCATCCTTAAATACAGGATTTTCCTCGGCCTGAATAGGACAGAACACTGCAATAGCCATAGTCTTTTCAGGTTTAGCTTCTGCATTAAGAATATCAGTCATTGGTGCGGCTGGTTCAAGATAATTAGAAGTATAATGCTGTCTTAATCTTTCTGGCAAATTAGATTTTTGCGGAAACAGACTTGTAATTTTTTTGTTATCAGCAGCATAACCAACACCAGAATAGTTCTCATCAGTAAGACAACAATAAATACCTTCTGTCAGAGCTTCAACTCTGATAGGATCATTAAACAACATAGCATATTTTTTAATATCATTTTCAGAATTTGGTATACGACCAGACCAAAAAGCATCACCAAAAGATTCATAATAAAACTTACCTTTTTTGGTTTCCTTATATGTCTTAATAACACGTATGCGGTTTCTGATTTTCAAATCATTATTATATGCATAAGGAATAATTCCAGTATAAGTTCGCATGACAGCGCTAATGTCACGTTTTAATAATTTATACTGTTTAAATTTATATTTTACTGTTCCGTCGTCAGTTCCTTGCAAATGTTCAAAACGACTAATAACAACAGCCATCAAAACATCATTTAAATCAAGGATAATCCCGTCATCATCAACATAAAAGTATGGACTGTATAAAATTTGTTGTGCGGTCAACCTTGGAATGTAAACAGATGAATGAAGATTTTTATTAAAAAATATCTCATAATATCTGCTTGTTTTGCTCCTTATGCGAAATAACTTTCCCGAATTACCATAAACTTGTACAATGTCATCAATATTTCTAAACTTTGATATATATTTTTCAAATAATTTCTTATACATTCTAAAGTTTCTTCTTTTTCCTATGTATTGTTGTTATCCGATACACAATTAATTCAGCTACCCCGATATCAACAATGCCCAATTCTTGAGCAGCACGCAAAGATAAATCTAGGTCCCGATTACTATGAAAAGGACCACGATCATTAACCCTAACTACAACAAAACGATTATTTTTAGGATTAATTACTTTAAGACGGGTACCGATTGGCAGATATCTATGTGCAGCTGTAAGAAATGTTGCATTAAAACGTTCGCCACTCGCGGTTTTTTTATTATGAAATTTCACACCATACCAAGATGTGTTCATTTTCTTTGGTTTACTAAAATTAACAGTGATTTTATCATATTTTGTATTCTGCTTTTCAGAACTTCCGGAAGTAAAAACCAATACTATGAATATTGTGACAAATAATATTTTTGCAATTCTCATGCTCCTCCTTTGTTGTTTAAAACAAAGGGCCTGTTAAAGCCCTTGTTTATCGCAAATCAAAATAACAACCATCAATATTAAGCATGAGACAGAGTGCCATATGCATCAGAAAGACTATAAAACAGTCTAATCGCAATAATAAATGCCATAGCAATGGTTCGATTAAATAATGCGAACGCAAAAGCTATTGTTATTGCCACGGCGGTTAAAAACCGCCTGTCTTTAACGAGATCTTTTAACTGTATTAGTTTCTCATTGATGTATGTACCTGTCTTTGCCCCATAAGACCGATCTTGCATAGTAGCTCCTTTGATTATAATAAGCTTTAGGCAATAGTAGAGGCAAACAATTCCTTCTCTGCATTCTCCTTTTTAAGACTTTCCTCAGTAATTCTATACTGATCGCGTGGTCTTAATTTAATAATTGTTGGTTCATCGACATTTAATGCACGACAAATTAATTTATCCTGCATCATATCATAATAGACAATAAACAACACGTCGCCCGTATGAACGGTGTTATCTTGTATTAACTGATATTTTAAATAAAATTCCATCTTGGTCAGACTTTTTGCGCCCTGGTACATATCGCAATACTCACCTATCTCTTCAACAAAACTCATAAATTCCTTAATGTTGATAGTGGTATTGTTAACCGTATATATACTTGTAATAACAGGAACATCAGCAATCTTTACAGTATCGATAAACGGCCCATTAACAAATGCACCATTAGTGCCAAATATCAAAGCCAATTTATATCGTTCAGCAATCTCAATTATTTTAATAATATTTTCTACACGGTTATTGACTCCGGATTTCACAAGTATCCGGTTAACCAACCGTATATAGGTTATGATATTCATTATCCGGTACCCTTACCGTAATCTGTTGAATAAAAGCCAGAGCCCGTAAATTTAGCTCGCGGCGGATTATTATATATTCTTTGCATTGTCTTGCCACATTTTGGGCAGGCCGTATGATCTTTGACTACATCATACTCAGTATGTGAAAGCAATACAGTATCAATCTGTTCATAGTTTGTACATCCACTGTTTTTGCAAACAAAATCATATAATGGCATAATTCCCTTCTTGTTAGTGGTGGTTAAAAAATGATTAATGTTCCATATAACAATAGAGGCCAAACGACGTATTTTTTTGATTTTTACCAGTCCAGACTTTGTTGTTTTATGCAGGCGAGACCAACATTATATCTTTTAATTCTTTACATATGTTGATTAAATTATTTCCCTTAATAGCATCTATCAATTTATAATATTCTTCGGTAATAATACCAAGAATCTCATGGGAAAAAGTAAGGGATATTTTCCTTAACCAGTTGTTAGTTTTCAGATTTAATTATATCTCTTAACATTAATTTCTCTCTTCATCATCATTTTCATCATCGCCGATTTCTGGACGTGACTCCCCGTCTATTTCACGTAGAGCACAACTTACACCATTATTCATAGTGCAATTTACATGACATAAATAATCACTGCTATCATAATCTTCAAGATTCAAGAATTCACCATGATCGCAATCCATACATATTTGCGATTCAGGCCATTCTGTAATAACCGGTCCGGTAAAGATGCCAAGATTATCATTAATTTTTACAATAGAAGTATTACTTAAAGGAATATGAGTATCATTTCCTGTTTTATCATCATGAATATTACCATCTTTAAAACCTAATTTCTCAAAAAATAAAGCCAACCTATCTTCTAGTAATTCGGCTTCATCAGAAAAAACATCTGGCAATTCAATTGTTAGTTTCATTTATTCTCCTGTAAAATAAATTGGTTTCCAGGTTTTTCTTGTAAGTATTTCCCAGACTTCCTTTTGCTTTACTTAGATCTACAATATCGTCTGCACACATAGTAAAATCCTCATGGCAGGCAATTTACCATTTAAGTTCACAGATAACTTCATCAAAAACAGTTTTTATTTTATCTTTCTGTTCATCAGTTAATATTATGATTATATCTCGTGTATTGGTTCTATAAAAGTAGCATCTTTTAATATTTTGCCATCCTTATCTTTCTTACTGCCTTTAGCATCATTATGATCACAGATAGTTCTAAGGACTTCTTCGGGATTACCACCAAGCTTCATTATTGTGCCTATAGCAATAAAACTGATATCACCGGAAGCATCAATCATCGCTTCCCTAATAACAGGATTCTTACCTGAATGTTCTTTAGCAAACTTAATGGATAAGCACTTTGATTCTTCACGGCTGTAACCGCAAAACTCAAAGAGTTCTTCTGCCCACATTTTTGTTTCAAGGAAATGATTAAAATTTGTATTGCAACGAAAATTATTCCATGCAATAACACGATCAAATAAATTAGACATGTCTGCTGTAGATAATTCCGGTAGAAGTTCGATATCCTTTTCTGATACATGGAATACAGAGATACCACCGTCAATAACTTTGCATATAAATATCAAAGGTTCTTCTGATTCAATTTCTGTTATTCTCAATTTTATATCAAGAATCTTATGTTTAACAAGTCTGCCGACTAATGATGATAGATTCTCTGTCATCTTATGTTATTCTCCTGTTCTAAACTGCCAAATTATTTTCATCTTCATAAATTGCCGTTACTTTAGGAGTCCCATATAACAAATCAAAATCGCCATCAAACTCATAATCTTCAATACTAGCGACACCTTCTCCATCATGAAATTTTTCCATTGCCTCTTTTTCAGAGTCGGCAATAATACGTGTCTTTTCATATAAATGTATTGATGCACCATTACAAAATTCTTCAAATGATATCTCAAAAATTGACATATATCTTCCTTAATTTGCACCAAACAGATAACTATATCTAGATGATGATTGTTTATTTTTAATCGCCATCAGAAGCGCCTGTTTTGATCCAATCAGAATCATTGTTTTAGCGGCTCTTGTAACAGCTGTATATAAAAGTTTTCTCTGCAGCATAATATAATGTGCCATAGTAATTGGCATAATAATACAAGGATACTCTGATCCCTGAGATTTATGAATAGTTATAGCATAAGCCAATATAAGTTCATCAAGATCACTTATATTATAATTAACAAGTTTATTATTAAAATCTATTATAATAATCTGTTCTTCTATATTCATATTAACTATAACACCGATGTCGCCGTTAAAGACCTCTTTATCATAATTGTTCTTTAGCTGCATTACCTTATCGCCAATCTTAAAATTCTTTTGTCCCGATACAGATATTTGTTCTTTATTATTTAATACACTCTGTAAGGTTCTATTTAAATTAATAGTACCAGTCTGACTTCTATGCATAGGAGTAATTATCTGTATATCCTTTATAGGATCATATGAATATGTTGATGGTAACCTAAACGCACATAGATTGGCAATTATATCAGGAATTTTTGTATCATCTTTTTCTTCAATAAAGAAAAAGTCTGATTTATTATCTATCTGAATCCATTCTCCTCTGTGTATTCTGTGGGCATTTGTAACAATCTGGCTTTCCTCAGCTTGCCTGAATATAGTTGTAAGATTCATTGTAGGAATCTTTCCATGATATATCATATCATACAAAACATTACCGGCGCCAATAGACGGTAACTGGTTGGCATCACCAACAAAGATGATAGTAGTATTTTCATCTATTGCATTAAGTAAATGATTCATTAAAACAATATCTACCATTGATGTTTCATCAATAATAATAATATCAGCTTTAAGATAATCATCAGCATTCTTTTTAGGTTGACCATTTGATGGATTAAATTCAAGCAAACGATGAATTGTTTTGGCTTCCATCCCAATAACTTCACTCATACGTTTGGCAGCTCTACCTGTCGGAGCAGCGAGCAAAATCTCTTTATTTAATTGACTATATGCATTAATAATACCTTTTAATGTAGTAGTCTTTCCAGTCCCAGGTCCGCCTGTTAATATCATAACATTATTTTCAAATGCCATACGTATAGCTTTAATCTGTTGAGATGAATAAAATTTTGTATCAATCCTTACTTTATTAAACTGTTTAATAAAACTTTCTGAAATCTTATGGTTGTACATTGACAATATTGATTCTACATGTCTTTCAGAATAATAGAATAATGACAGATAAAATCTTGATTCACTGATAACAATAACGCCATCATGATTCATTTTTTTTAAAATAGAATCATATCGTGTTAAATCGATTGTTAAAATTTTCTGACATCTTTTACATAATTCTTCATATAGTAAGAATGTATGACCTTCATTAGATGCTTCAGTAAGTACATATTCTATTCCTGATCTTATACGCAAAGGATTATCGGTACTGAACCCCATATTCATACCAACTTTGTCGGCAAACTTAAAACCTATTCCCCAGATTTCAGTTAATTTATATGGATTTTCACTAACAATTTTTATAGAATCACGTTTATATTGATTATATATTCTTAATGCCATTGCAGAAGTAATATCATACGACTGCAGAAAAATCATAATATCTTTAACAGCTTTTTGCTCTTCCCATCCTATTTTAATTGACTCAAGTTTCGCTTTACCAATTCCATTAATTTTGATCAACTGATTAATATCGTTATCAAGAATATTAAGTGTATTATCTTTAAATAACGCTACTATCCTTTCCGCGATGGCAGGACCGATCCCTTTAATAATGCCTGAACCAAGATATTTTTTAATACCATATTCAGTTGTTGGATAAATAATTTCATAAGAATTAATTTTGAATTGTTTCCCAAACTTTGGATGATTACGGTATTCACCAGATAACTTCAATTTCTCACCAACCTTAATATCTGGTAAAATTCCTGTTGCGACGAGATCATTAGATAAAGCAATAATATTAAAACCAGTATTAGTATTTTTATAAATATATTTCTCTAACGTTGCTTCTACAGTAATCATTAATTATCCATCTTTAAATTCTATTTCTTTTATTACTTTCTGAATAGCTTTCTTGAGCGCTAAAGAATAAACATGTACTTCAGCCGCTTCAACACTGTCAAATGTTATATCTTTATAATATTCAGAACCAGAACCATCTATACCAAAATTATCCACTCTATGTTGTAAAGTGTGCCATGTCAACTTATATCTTTTCTCAAATGGATAATCAAAACGCAGCCAGTTTAATAAATTTCGCACATAATACTGGCGTTGGACTTTATATACATTGCCTTCCTTAATAATTCTATATTTCATTTTATTTTTCCGAATAAATCAATAATGGCTTGTCTGCCACATTCATTTAATTTACGCGTGCCTATATCTGTAAAGCTGTCAGGAAATTCAGGTAGCATATTATTATCTTCTATTACCCAGCTGTTTATCTGAAAGTATTATTCTGTTAAGTGATTTAGTTGAATGTCCCTTAAAAGAGTATGCTTTTACCTGTCATCTTTTCTTTAATGCTTTTTGTTCAAAAAGTAAATCAGTGTCGGCAGTGCAGCCTATATGTAAAATTTTCATTTATCTATATTCTCATATTCTTGATTTCGTAATTCAACTACACAACCATCTTGATTAACAAAATCTGTTAATAGACATACATCATTATTCCAGTTAGCATATAGATTATCTTTCCAATCTTCCAGATTAAAACCTTCTATATCATAATCTAATACACGTATTTTCATTCCTGCAGGTAGATTCTCAACTTTTACAATGCCGTCTTCTAATTTTATTACAATAGTATTTGGATCAGGATTAGGTAATCTTGGTTCGTTGTCTCTACGCATTTTTATTATTCCTTTATTGTTTAATTATATCACTTACTATAGTATTATCTTCAAGTAAATATTCAGCAGCAGAACATACATCATTGTCACTATCTTCATAGATATATTCAGAATCTGGATTATAATCTTCTATGTCGTAATCCAGAATACAAACTCTTACGTTTGGTGGCATTTTCTGTACATCTGCAACTCCACCCGTTATTGTAATAACCACAGTATTATCCGATTCTGCGGGTAATTTTTTTAAATTGTCTTCAGTATAAGCTTTCATTTTATTGTTCTCCCACCTATATGTTTTATAATATCCATTTTTATTCAAAACATATGGCAGATAGACTATTATCTAACTGCCATATAATAATCACTAAGTTATACTTGCATTCATCTTAAGAGCAGACAACTGTGTTTTTACAGAATTGATGTGCTGATTAACAATTTTTGCAAGTGAATTTGCAATACCTTTATCAAGTTTACCACTTGCCAGTTCGATACGATATTTTTCAAGATCTTTCTCGAGCCTGTCAAGGGCATTTGTTTTCGCTTTTGCCATTAGTGGTTTGTTCCTTATTTTGTTTGTTAAGTTCCCTATTAAATAAGATTCTTTGTCGATACGCACCTATAAGACTACCAGGAACATCGGAGCGTCTTATACCGTTATAAGTAACTATTAATGCCTTTATATACCCATTGCGCAATTGTTCACGGCCTCTTTTTCGCTGTCTGCGTTTGCTTGCTGTAACTCTTTCAGGATGTTTTGCTTTATATCGTTTACTTTCAGCGAGCCTATATGGTTTTTTGCGTATCTGGTCACAGAAGCGACAACATGTGCGGATATATCTCTTATTGTATCCCTTACGTGGATAAATACCAAAATCTGTTAAGGGCTTTACCTGTCCGCAGCCGTGTTTTCCACTGCACTTTTTATATTCAACACCATCAATAATAAAAACGGGTTCAGCTGGTTGTCTTACACTCATTATTGTTCCTCTGTAACTTTAACAAAATCTGAATGAAGCTCATTCATTAACTGATAATCAGCTTCTCCAGACATAAACACTTTGCGGGCCTCTTCCGGAGTATTGGCAAAAATTCTCGCATAAAACTCATCTCTGTATGTAACAGAATATTCCGTACTACAAGAGAAAAGCCCGGATACACTTGAACAATTTGCTATCTCATTATTAATCATTTCATCTAATTTTTTATAAGCTTCATCTATACTTTGTACATCAGTAATGTCTATAAATAATCTAATCATTAGAAACTCCAATAGATTTTGTTAATATAAAAACTGGCATATTATTCCTTAATTTATTATTATTGCACTAACTATATGGAAAAGCCACATGGGTAAAATACTTGCTGTTTCAATTAAAAAAGGTGGCGCAGGAAAAACCACAATCGCCATTAATCTTTCAGTAGCCTTACAGTTATTGGGTAAAAAAGTTCTTTTAATCGACATTGATTCACAAAGAAATGCCAGTCGTGGTTTTGGAGTTGATCCAACTGATAATCAGATTACAATACTTAAACTGATGCAGGATAACTCAATTCCAACAAGAAATGCTATACTTAAAACACAATTCGGCGTCGATATTATTCCGTCGCATAAGAAACTTGCACGGGCGGAATTGTCTATGGATCCTATGTATATGTACTTCATCAAACAGACCCTTGCGCCTATAAAAGATGAGTATGATTATATAATTATTGATACTGCTCCACAGGATCAGTACCTTACTTTAGGCTCATTAATTGCCGCAGATTATGCACTTATTCCTTTTGAAATACATCCATTTTGCTATGAAGCAATCGATGATATGCTCGACATTATTGAAGATGTACGAAAAACCCAGAACAATTCAATAAAGGTAGCAGGTATCGTCCCTAACAAATTTCAAACTATAGTTACATCACAAAAAGCTTTGCTTGAAGCAGCATTAGAAAAATACAACAGTATGCTTATACAGCATTATATACCATTCCAGGTAGATATTTATAATTCACAACTTGCCGGTCAACCTCTGTATTATTACAATAAATTGCATGCCGGTGTTCAAATTTTTAATCAAATCGCACTACATCTTATAGGTATTAGCCATGAGTAAAATTCGTAATTTCAAAGAAATTATTCAACTACAAGAAGCTAAACGTCCTCAACTCGATTCGATTCCTGATGTTTTAAGCCAAAATCCAACAAAAGAACAAATTGATATCAATGCAAACAATGAAGTCATTGACGACAATGTAAACAACGAAGATAATGAAGGAAATAAAATATTAAATGAAGTCATTGTTGACGTTCCTTCAAATATTAAATCTTCTAAACCCAAAAAACCCAATGCTGATTTTAAAATTAATAACTTTATTAAGTTATTAAGTGAAAAAGAAGACAGAAAGAAAAATAAAGCAGTTCAGGGTTTTTTACCTCGTGATGAATATGCAAGTTTTATAAGAGTAATGGGAAAAATTAAGACTCTTGCCGCATTAAAAGATTCAGATACCAGGACTTCCTCAACAACACTAATAAGATTAATGATAGCAGAATCATTAAATAAGATTGAAAAGGCACTGGATATAGAAACCGCATCAGAAGAGAATAAGTAGGAAGATCACTCTCTCTTATTTTTCCTTTTTTCTTCTTCTTAAATTCAGCTACTATGCAGATGGGCTTTCAATGGCGACCTCATTTATGCAATCAGACTCAGTAGATTCATTAATAACTTCAGTCAGAATGTTATCAATAGGATTAATCAAATCCTTAGCAATATTTATTGATTGATTAAATAAAATAGCATTGTCTTTTATTGTTTCTAATTTTTCTGAGGTTGGTAAGATAATTTTATCATCTTTATTCTTCTTAATTTTATTACCAATTATTGAATACAATGTTTGTTTAGAGTTATCTATATTGTTAATATCTTTAGAACATAAACCTACCATTAATTTTTTAGCATATTCAATTATAGTTTTTAGAGTATTAACATTTTGAAGTTTATTATAAATATTATAACCATCCATATGATTTACAATGGTTAAATATTTTGTAGCAAAATCATATAGAAATTCATATTGCTCATTAATTAAAATTAATCTTCTTTCTTTTGCAAAGAATTTAATATTAATTGCATTAGGAATAGACATTAATTTAATGTCTTCCATATGTATTTGATTAAGAAAATGTTCTAATTCAAACAAATGACTGTTAATCATTGCAGAAACAAGAGAGCTAATGCTAATCTTATGCTCAATTGCTAACGGAATAAATTGTAATAAGAATTTATCAAATGTAATCGGCTCTACCGTTCTAAAAATATAGGATTCTGATATGTTGATTCTGAAAAAATTCATGTGACACCTTGATTTATAGTGTTTTTTAAATTACTTTTTGTGACACATTTGTGACACAAAATATTATGAAAAAAGAACCCCTATATGCCCGTTACACATCGGATGTGCACTTTCGTATTGGCAATCAATATAAGGAAATGCTTACAAAAATCTGCGGCGCATCGAAGAAAACCGAAAGTGATATCTGCAGAAATATATTTGAAGGAGCAATTTTACGAAGATATAAGAAGATAACTAATAATGAACAGGAATTATTACCTTTCTAATTCTTTCAATTCAAGTTTAATGATTTTAATAAGTTTAAATCCTACTTCTTCAATAGAAATATTCACACTATCCTTGTCATTAACAGTAGCATAGAAATATATATCGGGAATAATTAACTTGTTGTCATTTACAATACAAAACATGCCATTGGACAAAAGTTAGATTTCAGCCTCTACAGGCACAGATAATACAAAAGAAGTATCAACAGTAATATTCTTAACCATTTACAACCTTTAATGTTTCTTTTAATTCTTTGGAGAAGACATCTTTATCTATACTTTTATCGTCTGTAAGCAGTCTACACATATCTTTTAATAATTTACGCATTTTATAAAAGCTATTACAAGCATGTACAATGAATTTTATATCAGTGTTACGTTCTATACCTTTATATGCAAAATGTTTATATACAGGACCAGCAGGTCCTTCAATACCATTATTAAAGGAGTTCCAAGGTAAAGGTGAATGTTTTTGAACAAAAGATTGTTTCTTTTGTAATGACATAACATTTAACCTACGGTTTTGTTCCTTAACATGACCGGACATTATATTTCGTCCTCCATCATAAGTAATGGATACATTTTCAATACTGGATCTTCTTCCCAAAAAATGAAAGGAGACGAATAACCATATAATTCTGCTAATCCGTATAATTCATTGTAATCCAGAAAATCCATATAATCATCAAATTGATCTTGTAATTTTATTTCACAAAGATGCATATCACTTGCCATTGTTATGTTCCTCTTGAATATTATCTTCTGATTTAAACAGAAGTTCTATTTGATTATCTAAATAAGCCTTTAAAATCTGTGTATCGTCTAAGCCTTCTATAATAATATCTACAGCATCTTGCTCAGTCCATCCGGCACATTGCAATATGTCGTTTAATTTCTGTTGTCTAAGCCAATTGATAGCATTTTCGATATCTATGTCAATTGATGTAATTTGCGGCATTCATTTTTCCTAGTATTCTTCTGATGCTAATTTCATTAAATATGTTCTTAAAATTTCTTTATGTAGTTCATTGGCAAAGTCTGGATCAATATTATTACGAAGTTCAGACATCATATAAGCCTGCTCAATAAGAGCAAACTTATCATTTGCCATCTTTACAATTTCCTTATACGTAAATGTGCCTTCGCGAATAGAAATAAGTAACTGCCTTTCCGGACGCATTACCTGTACTTCTTTTTCCACAAGAGCATCAAAACACATATTAAGCAAACGCATCATATGGCTGGCATTCTTAACCGAATAGCCATACTTCTTGAATTCTTCGAGTCTCTTCTTGTTCTGGTTAATCTTCTCATTTAGTTTATTTAGCCTATTTAACTGTGCAAAAGCATAACCGCCGAATGAATGCTTTAGTTTCTTTGACAATAACTGATTTCTTACAGCAATTAACTTAGGCCATACAACACTGTCCTTGTAGACATACATCGACGGATGATGCCATAATAACTCAATTACATTTGGATTCTGCTGGACCATAAGATGATACCATTTCTGAAAACTAAATAGCATCCCTTCAACATTATCTGCTTTTTCTTTAATTTCAATTTGTTCATTCTTAAGCATACCAAGAATATAATCTTCGGGCGGGAGATATAATCCCATAATATCATAATCAGATTCTGATGTTTGCATACCATAGGCATGACTGCCAGTAATAGCAACACAGATCAGATAATAGTTATTCTTACCAAATACTTCATCTAATCGATCTTTAACAATTTGACGTATTTTCATTAAATTATTTTCTTGTTAACGGACATGGTAGTTCACATATACATTGATTATATATATCACAATATTCTTTAAACGTTTCATCTATATTGTTACATCCGTCAACGGCACAGTATAGATGAAGAAAAAAGTAACCATCCTTGCTTTTACTAAATTTAAATATCATTTTGGTATTGTGAATGTCACAATATTTTGGATTAGCATTATAAAAAGCAATAGCTTGTTGTACACCCTTTATTGTTTTAAATACCATTAATTTTTTATTTCCTTATATATATAATAATTTTTTTCATGAACTAATTTTCTTTTGTAACCTTGAAAAACTGTAATATCAACCATGTCTCTTTACTTATTTTTATTATATTTCTTACTAAAAAATGAATTTTGCAACCCCTTACTATCAGGCAATAAAAGCATATTATGACAAACGTTACGTATCACATACAGACTCCAACTGTATTACTGTAATCCTCAGCTACCTCCTTGGCAGGGAAGAATATATTATTTGCTGATAGATTAGTTGCAAAAACTTTTAATTAATTGTTTTATAAAATATCAGACAAGTATCTATTTTAATCTTTTATTCTTTCTTTCCATAAATTCTTCTTTGTTTAAAAAACAAAAGGCAGCCTTTTATGACTGCCTTCAAGCTATTCAGCTTATGTCTCTCGGGTAATATTTAATACTATACTCTGTTTTCATTAAACTTGGCAAGATTAATTTGCATTTTAGTAATATTAATCAATGTTAAAATACTCTGGTTAATTGCCTGTGCTTGTTTTATAAACGAAGAATCTGTCTTCAATTTATCGATATTACCTAATACCAGGTTAGTAAGATTTGGTAACTGTTCATGACCCAATACTATAGGCATTGTGTTCTTCTTCCTGGTCACCGGCTTTTCATCAGAAACTGGAAGCCATTCTTCGAGTACCAAGTCTATATGTTTTTTATGAAAGTTGAAATCTTTCTTATCAGTTATAATAGTAACGGTGTTTTCAACAATTGAATAATCAATCATTCTATAACATTCAAGTTTGTACATCCACACACTATCAAGCATGTTGTCCAGTTTTTTCTCTAATTGCATTGCGGATTTCTCTTTTTAATTGTAATTGTAGCCTTTTAATTCTTAATAACTCAGGTTGTTTAAGTAATTCTATTTTTAATTCTTTATCGCGCTCTATCAAAGAAGCAACATGTATGTCACTAGCTCCGTTATGCCAGTATTCTTCCATCGATTTACGCATTGCCTCCGGATTTCTATTCCGATCAGCCTGCTCTTGACGTGTAATAAGTTCTAAATTTTCAATGCGCACGTCAAGT